TCACAGCGTCAGCCGCGTCAGGGAACAGAGCAAAGAGAGGCTTAGAGAGGTCAGGCGGAAGTGGCATTTTTACTCCTCCGAGTAGGTTCCGTGGTAAGGGTTCGGGTCGTTATCATCTTCAAAACCGTAAAGGTTTTCCACGTCATCTTCAAAACCGTAAAGGTTTTTCACGCGTTGCGAGCGGACCATTGCATCTTGGCAGTTTTGGCACATTCCTCCCACCCAGGCGTTATATTGCTGGGAGATTTCATCTCGGAAGTCGCAATCGCGGATTTCGGTGCTACCGCAGGGGATGCATTCGCTGTTTTCCATGTCCTTATTATACAGTCGCGCTAGGGCAGGTCAAGCACTTTTCCTAAAAATCCTAAACCCTTACAGGACAAGTACTTACGCGCACGGGGACCGCGCCCCGCGCCTAAGTGGTTATGAGAGCCGGGCTTACACCCAGCTCCCAATCGTACGCATCAGCTCAGGCTTATTGTAAAGGTGCGCGTTGAGAACGACGCAGAGAATAGGAACGAGTTTATTCCACTCAACATAGCCGATAACTTGCGAGTCTCCGTAGACGCTATCGGGATGTAGCGGCATCCACTTGCCCGAGTTGGTTTCCCAAATACCAAGTTCGAAGTCGTTACAGAACTCCTCGGGGTTCTCCGCCATATAGTTATCGCAGTGTACCCCAGTGTGCCATTGGCACGATACGGTATACTTTCCAACCTTGGCGTGTAAGCCCTGGAAGCTGAACACGGGCGTAAGGTCTAACTCTTTGAACGCCTGCTCGACATCACCGAGCCAATATTTCAGGGTGTCTTCCATGTCCTTATTATACCATAGCCGTCGAGGAATGCAAGCCTTTTATGGGATTTTTTTTTCGCCACCGGAAAACTTCGCGTCTTTGGGACTCCTACTCGCGTACATCTTAATACATACACAGAGTCTCATTTACAGGTTTTTGGGACTCCTAAGCTTTGGGACTCCTAGACGAACTGGGACTCCTAAGCTTTGGGACTCCTAGACGAACTGGGACTCCTAAAAATAATACTAAAAATGCACTTATAACACAAACATATTTCCTATATAATAACAGGAGATTATAACACCCAATGCCTTTACCAGCACCCACCCCTTCAGTCCCCAACTCTACTACCTGGAATGTATCAGGTGGCGGAGGCTATACCGGAAACGCATCCGGGATTCCAGCCGTTAGCGGTGCCGCTAGCGGTCTTGGAACTTTAGACTCTTCAGGTCCATGGTTTATCGAAACCCAGTCGATGGAAGTAGAGTACTTTAGATATCCTAGAATGTCGCGTGCGCGTCTAAGTAACGCTGACTTTGCGCTATCAGGATTTGTTCCTGCCGTTAACGTTGTATCTGGTTATCAATACCACACAGCGCTAGCTGCTAAGATAAATGTAACCTACACTGCGACGAAGTCATACGACAGATACACTACCTCGTCTTACACTCAACCGCAGAAGTTTACTGTTTATCCCGCAAGTGCCGATGCTAACGGTATCTCATACGGAACTCTTGTCACCGGAACTCTAGGTCCGGGCGGTTCTATAAAAACCACTCAAAAATATTTCAATCGTAGACCATGGGACAACAGTGATTTCACTGCTTCTCAGGCCGAGGAAGTATACACATACTATTGCGTAGCGTCAGGCGTATATATTAATCAGCCAGACATATGGAATCAGTATTCTGTCTTCATGGGTTATGAATGGAACATTTTCCCAGAACTATCCCCTCGTAGTAACCTCACGGAATGGGATATATTTAATGGCGGTTATGCAGTGAAGAGTGGAGCTTACGCTGCTGCGGACGATACGACCCAAGATGTATTCGACCTATTAGATGGTTTAGGCGTAGCCGTCCAAACGGGTGCTAATCTATACCACTGGTCCTATTATGACGCAGCTACTAATCCACTAGGTTACATGCCTAGAGCTGGAAAGCAAATTGTTCATTACGATATAAACCGACACGATTATAGCTAATAAATATCTAATTTTTTTAAAGAGCTCAGATAATATCTGGGCTCTTATTCTTTTATTATACCTAAATAAGATATGGCTAAGACAGTTTCAGGGAAAATCCGTCTTCTAAAGAAAGAAGGTAAACCACAAAAGCAAGCGGTTGCTATCGCCTTGGACATGAAAAAGCGGGGGGAGTTGACCGAAGACCTGCGCAAATGGGTTGCAGAAAAATGGGTTGATATCGGAGCTCCTAAGAAAGGCGGAGGTTATAAGCCCTGCGGACGGCAGAAAGGAGAGAAACGTAAAGGCTATCCGAAATGTGTGCCATCTTCTAAAGCTGCTTCTATGTCTAAATCACAGAAACGTTCAGCTGTTCAACGAAAGAGAGCTGCTGGAAATACAGGACCTAAACCTACTAATGTTAAAACTATGAAAGAATATCGCGTCGTTGAAGGCAAGCTATGTCCGAAAGGGAAATCAGCAGCCAAAAGAAAATTTAAAGTTTATCCATCTGCCTATGCCAACATGTATGCCTCTGCTGTATGCAGTGGAAAGGTCACGCCTGGAGGAAAAAAAGGAAAAAAGAAAAAATCTCTAAGTGAGCATCTAAGAGAAGCCAAATCCCCTGCGTGGCAACGTAAAGCTGGCAAGAACCCTGAAGGTGGTCTGAACGAAAAAGGAGTAGCTTCTTATCGAGCTGCGAACCCTGGCTCTAAGCTAAAAACTGCTGTCACTACGAAGCCATCTAAGCTAAAGAAGGGAAGCAAATCTGCTAAGCGCCGCAAATCATTTTGTGCTAGAATGAGCGGTATGAAAAAAAGACTAACATCTGCAAAGACTGCAAATGACCCTGATTCTAGAATAAACAAATCACTACGTAAATGGAATTGCTAATATGAAACCTATCGGAATTATCGAAGAAAGTCGCACGATTAAAACTGCTAAGAAAAAATTATCTGATATGAGAGACCTTAAGGATAAGGAAAAAGCTGCGATGAAAAAACACTTTAAGAAAAAGCCTGGAAAGCTTGAATCACTTGCCGGAAAATTAGGTTCGGAAAACGTAGGACGAGTATACGACTCGTAAAAAAATTCGCGAAAAAATCGCAAAAGATAAGATGAAGATAATAGGTAAAATACTTTTTGAAACTGAGCAAGGTACAACTACTGATGCTGAGAAGGACGAATCTGCAAAGAAGGCTACGCGACGGAGAATTAAACTGCGAAAAGGGATAGACCCTGAAGTTTATGCTGGAGAAGAGAGCAAAAAACAAACTAGAGACACTAAATAATAATATGGACTTATTCAATCACAAAAGCAACCCGCTATCTGAAGCGTATGAGGCTAAAGGTAAAAAAACAAAAATGAAAAAGGAGAAGGCTAACGACCCTATTTCTAAGACTAATGTAAAAGCTCCTTGGACGAAAATGACCGTCCCTGGTGATGTAGCCATTGGTGTGAACAATCAAGGGGAAGAGTACACTGCGCACACGGGTCCTGACTATGAGAAAAACTCTGATTACGGTAAGCAGCGTAAAGTAAGCTACGGTAGCGAAGTTAAAAACTTTGAAGAAGGCATGTCCCGTGGAGAGTTTGTAGTCGTTGAAAAACAGTATAGCGGTAGCTTGAAGAAGGGCACTGCGATTGCAGCCGGAACTCGTAAAATTATGGCAAATAAACTAAGACGCATAAGAAAAGGTGCTATCAAGCCTGAGTCTAAAATGGCTCAAGCTCCTCCAGAAACTTTTAAGTCTAGAACTATGGCGGCTAAACTTGCAGCTAGGGACGCTCAAGGCATTTCCGAAAACTATGAAAAAGGATACGCAGACATGGGAATCAAGCCTGGAACTAAAGAAGCTAAGGCTGAAGAAAAACGTCGTAAGAAACTTAAGAAAGGAAAATTAGGAAAATGAGGCAAGTAGATTACATTTTAGAAGAAGCCGGTCTGGTGAAAGGTGCGATAAAAAAGATTAAAAAGTTCTTTACGCCACTTACTCCTGAAGAGAGAGAAGAAGCAGGTGTAAAGCCCTCCACGTCTCCTGAGAGATATAAGAAGTCGGGTAAGCAAGTTCCGTCGTTGAAGAAAAAATTCAAGACTGATGAGACTGGTACAGTACGAAGCAAAGACCGTTACGGGGTTCAAGAATCTAACGACCCTTCCGACAAGCTTCCTGGTATCCAAGCTAGAATCTCAGGTATTACAAAACAGCTAAATGCTATGAGAGTGAACTGGGATAGGAATTCTAGTGTTCTTCGCAAAGACAGAAAAGCATTGAGTACTGAGAGAGACTCACTAGTTTCAAGAGCAAAAGAAATTGCTCGCCGTAGAGAATCCGAACAAAGACAAGCCTCTACCGGAAAAGAGAAAGACTAATGGCGGAGAACGACTACAAGAAGCACTTCCGCGAATTTGAATCCGTGGGAGAGGAAGAATCCTTATCCAGGGACGCCTCGCTTCTTAACATGTTCGATGAAAACAACGCTGATATTTCGTTGTTTAACTTAGTTGATGAAGAGATTATCGGTCTTGGGGGTTCTGAATTCTATGTGTACAAGTATGAGACCGATGGGGATACCAAAGATGACTTGTACGGAGAAGACCGGGTAAAGAAATACTTTTCTAAAACTTTGGTGCGAGGACATTACGAGCCTCTAGCAATCCAAGAAGACCTTAGTGAGTTTGGTATTCAGCTTACAAACGACCAAACGTTCACGTTTAACAAGGCGTACATAGAAAGCAAGCTAGGACGTAAGCTAATCCCTGGTGATGCTATACAGCCAAGATTCCAAAACCTTATGTTTGAGGTATTTGAGGTACAAGAAGATGCATTCCAATCCTACGGTGTATACCACCTAGTAGCATCTGGTAAGATAAGAAGAGACTTAGAAAGTCTTATTGACGAGTCGCTCCCTCTCGGATAAGAGAATCGAGTCTGCCTCGTTTGCTTTCGCCAACGATTTTCTCGCTTGCTCTCTTCGTAGCTTCTTCTTTTCTTTGTTGTGCTTTTTCCGAAGCAGCTTGGCGAGCGGCAACTCCACCACCAAACTTTTCAGAGCCGTACTGGGCTAGTCTTCTCTGGAATTTCTCTTCTCTACCAAGGGCTTTGCGAATGCCTCGTCTAACGATTCCGCCTTCGGTACCTTTAAATCTAGCCATCGCAGCCTTGCGCTCCCCTCTTGCTTCAGCTTTAGCAAGTTTAGGAGCATACTTAGCTTCTGCTTTTGCTTTGGTAAGTTCTTTTTCTTTCTTAGCAGCTATTTCTTTGTACTCAGGTCTGTTCTTTCTAAAGAAAGCATCGCTTTTTCCTGTCATGCGAGCTTTAGCTTTTTTGTAACGAGCTGCTGATTTTTCTCTTTGAGCTCTAGTAGCTGCAACTTCGGAGGCGGATTTTCTTTCTGCTGCGGATGCTCTTCTTTCTGCGGAAGCTTGAGCTCTTTGAGTTACTTTTATGTTTTTCTGTCTTGCTTTGTCTGATTCAGCTTTAGCTTGAGTGGCTTCTTTTCTAGCCTCTTTTGCTGATGCTTCGGCTTGACCAACTCTTTGAGCCGCTCTGCCTACAACACCTGCAGTAGCTTTTTTAACATCCCTGGCTTTAAGAGGTCTTAGCTCTTTTTTGGCTTGCATCTTTGCGGCAGGAGTTCCTTGCTGTCTTTCTTTAGTTCTATTTGCAACTATCTGGCGCTGTTCGGCATCAGATTTTCCTCGTTGCTCAGCCTCTCTCTTAGCACTTTCTGCGCGTTGGAATTTTCCTTGAGGAGTGTCAGCTGGCTTTAGTCTAGTTTCATCTAAAATATTCTCTACGAAGAGCTCAAAATTTCCATCAAGGTGTGTTTTTAATGATTCCATGCTAGTTTTCTCTGTGGGTTCAATAGCTTTACTCATTTCTGCGGCTTTTTTAGGGTCTTTTTTGAGCTGTTTAGTAATAAGCTTCTCTCTCTTCGCTTTTTGGGCTTGTTGCTGCTCTGCAGGAGTTTTGGTAAGTCCGACAGTGTCGGTCGTGGCTTTTCTTGCAGCAGCACCGACATCTCCAGCAGCGCCAACACCCTTAGCCCCGGCTTTTCCTGCGGACTTAATTATGGCTCCCGCCATACCAAGAGGTATTGTAATAGGAGCGGCAAGAACTTTTGCAACAATCTCATCGATTATTTGTTCGGAGGGACTATTATTACGTGACATATAGATTATTTAGGGTACATATAATAGTATGCAAAGAGAAAAAATTCTTGGTGTTTTTGGGGAAGAGACCTTCCCTAAGCTAGGAAAAGGATATTCTACGAAAAAAAGAGGTATTGCTCTAAAAAAAATAATGCATTTGCTAGAGCATCTTAAAGCGAACCTGATTTATATGATTCCCACAGAGGGAGTATGCCATGAAATGCTTGCCATTTTAAATATGATAGAGGTTCCGTACATTCTTGTTGTTCCTCATAAAGATTTTATGCACGTCGCAGACCCAAAATACAAAGCGATGATACATCAAGCCTGTATGGACGCTAAAAATGTGATAGTGATGAACGAATCCGACGAAATATCCCAAAAAAATACCCTAATGGATGAAGCCATCAGGTTTATAGATGATAACAGCAGTAAAATATTAAGCATACAAGCCAATACCAGTAAAAAATCAAATCTGCTATCCCAGGTGGACGCTATTTGTAGCGTGACACCTGAGGATAGACATATTCAATTTTTTTACGAGGAGTAGTTAGGGTATCGCTGCAGGTAAGTGGTCAGAGAATCGTTGCGTAAAAGCTTCTCTGTTCTCTTTCCATGAGTCCTGTTGGATTCCCATACCGTGGGATTTATGAAGAATACTGATGGGAACAACTCTATTATCAAGACCCTTCTTAAAAGCTTTGAACGTATACAAGATATCATAAAAATCCCAATTTCCTTTTAAGTACGGAGGCTTACTTAGACCAATTGAAAACAAAGTACTTCCTTTTGCTGCGAGGAAAACTCCATCCATAACTACTGCTCTGCCAAAACCACCGTAATAAGTTGGAGACATGTTATGAATGCTGTCCCCGTGGTATACGCACCCGTGTAGTGGGTTCATAGGGCTAACAGGAGCACCATGGTTTAAGCCTTCCCACCAAACACCACTTCTTTGAAGGAGTTGTGTTCCTGCCACTCCGACAAATCCTGCTTTTTCTAGTGAAAGATTTGCTTCTAAAATTTCATTAAATACACTATGATTAGAAAGGATTTGAATATCATCATGGCACATAACGACGATATCGTCTTTTTTAACGTCATGCTCCGATAATGCGTTAGCATACGCTTCAAAAATACTTTTTTTGTTGACGAGGAGATGAACTTCAAAACCTGCTTCTTTTAAAAAAGAGCAAATTTCGTATTCTTTCTCCTCACGAGTTGGAATAAAAGCTAGTTTCTTCATATCTAAATACTATTAATGGACCGTGACGAATTAATTAAGGAATATCATGCCTGTAAGGAGGACCCCGTGTATTTCATTAAGAAGTACGTGAACATTGTCCACCCTATTAAAGGTATAATTCCCTTTGAATTGTACAGATTTCAGGAAAGAATTGTAAATGAGATAGATTCCCACAGGTTCAGCATAATTAAAAAATTCAGACAGGCTGGTGTTACTACCATCATGTGTGCGTATTCTTTGTGGTTAGCGATATTTAAAGACAATAAGAACATCCTAGTGGTGTCTATCGGTGACCGAGAATCAAAAGCGTTCCTGGCAAGGGTCACTGCAATGTATGAAGACCTTCCCGCCTTCTTAAAGCCCGAAACTCCAGAGAAAAATAAAAGCACGATTGTGTTCTCAACGGGAAGTAAGATTAAATCTCAGCCTGCTGGAGCTGGTAGAGGTGAATCTACCTCGCTGCTGATTGTTGACGAGGCGGCATTCGTAGATAACATGGAGCAATTCTGGGCTGCTGTGTATCCTACCATTTCAACTGGTGGCGCGGCGGTACTACTATCCACAGTAAATGGAACTTCTAACCTATACTACAAGTTGTATACAGAGGCGGTAGCGAAAACTAATAATTTTCACGCAATCGATATCTTTTGGAGAGAACACCCTGAATACACTGATGAGTGGGCTGAGGAGATAAGACCTAATATTGGTGAACGAATGTGGCTGCAAGAGTATGAATGCGAGTTCTTGGGTACAGGCGATACCTTTCTTAACCGTAGCACACTACAAAAAATACTTGCAGGCACCAACCCACACTATTATTCTAAGTATACTCACATGATGAGGGTGTGGAAAGACCCAGTACCCTTCCACCAGTATGTTCTTTGCGCAGACGCGTCTTATGGAACGAACAAAGATAACTCGGCATTCCATATTATAAACCTATACAATGGGGAACAAGTAGCTGAGTTTTACTCAAACAAGATATCTTTGAGAGATTTTGCAAAAGTTATCTACAAAGAAGCTAATTTATATAATTTGGCGTATGTTGTAGTAGAAAGAAACGGGTTAGGTCTCGCTCTGATTGAAGATTTATTCAATGAACTAGAGTATGAGAACATGTGGGAAGACGATAAAGGCGACTTAGGGCTTTTAATAACTGTAAAAAACAGAGACATTGTTCTTAACCGAATGGAAAACGCGGTAAGAACATCCGAAATTAGAATAAACTCAGAAAGAACAGTTAACGAACTTACGAGTTTTATTATAACCGAAAACGGCAAGGTGCAAGCCGACAAGGGAAGGAACGATGACCTAGTGATGAGCTTAGCTTTAGGATGCTTTGCCTCCGAAAAAATCATAGAAAAAAGCCCTGTACCCATCAGCAAGGGTATTTCCGAAAAGAAGCAACCGGATTATTATGGCTCAATGGCTAAATATGATAAGAAAGGTGCTGAAACGCTGAAGGATTATTTATCATGGATTCTGAAATAAAAAATAACGAAAACGAAATACTAGAGGAAAGCTTGACTGAATTCCCTGAACCAGTAGGATATGGCAACGACACTTCCCTGTTTTCAGGTAAATTCTTTTCTTTCTTTAAATCTGTATTTGGAACTAAAAAACAAAGTGGTCCGGGCAGACCGCCACGAAAAGCAACTACTGCTTTAGAGGGAGATTCTCTAACTCCTCTTGGAGGAGATGTATTTGATAGTGCTGGTGTCGGAGGTATTAGTGTATCTAAAGGCTTCGCTAGGCTTCCGGCTATAGAAAACCAAAGAACTAGAAGATATAAGAAGTTTGAGTTTATGGACGAGTACCCTGAGATTGGTGCAGCGTTTGATATTTACGCTGACGATAGCACTCAGGAGGATATTAAAGGAAACTCCTTTGTTATTAAGACCACCGATAAGCTGATACGGGAGGAGATTGAGAAGTTTGTAAAAAATACTAAGCTAGACTACTTCATGTGGGACATCGTAAGAAATACAGTTAAGTATGGAGATTGTTTCGTAGAGAACATCGTGGACTTAAACAACACTGCTGCCGGTATTCAGCGCCTTAAAATACTAAACCCGAACTTCATATACCGCGTTGAAGACCAATATGGGTACCTGCAAAACTTCTTACAAGAGATTCCTGAAAAAGGACAATCTATGTACGCAGGTCAAACCAACCCAATGAGTAAAAAGAACACTATCGTTCTAGATAAAAACCAAGTAGTTCACTTTAGAAGAAGGACTGCCGACCCTAATTACTATCCTTATGGGAAAGGGGTCGCCGCAATGGGTGTTCGTGCGTGGGAATCCCTACGCCTAATGGAAGACTCCATGATTATCTACCGCGTGCAGAGAGCTCCAGAAAGAAGGGCGTTCTATATTGAGACAGGCAACATGCCTGCTACTAAGGTAGAAACGTTCATGGAGCGAGTAAAAGATAAGTTTAAGAAAGAAAAATTCTTTAACCCTGGCAAAGGTATAGATGAGAGGTATAACCCGCTAGCCTCAGACGAGGACTTCTTTATTCCAATGCGTAATGGGCAAGGCACAAAAATCGATACCTTACCCGGAGCCCAGAATCTAGGCGAAGTTGATGATGTTAAGTACTTCAGAGACAAGCTTTTAGCCGCCATGAAGATTCCTAAGGACTTTATCGTTGAAAAAGATAAGTCCCCAGAGAGAAAAGCTAACCTTAGCCAGTTGGATGTTAAGTTTGCTAAAGCGGTACATCGGGTTCAAAAAGATGTTGAGCTCGGTATCGGCACTCTCGTAAGAAGACACTTAATGCTCAAGGGCTTTGAGAAGAAGTTCTTGAAGGATGTTGAGGTCACTCTGTGTCCTCCATCCGATATGCATGAAAAACGCCGCTTAGAAATCGATGAACAAAAAATCAGAATCGTACAAGGCGTTCAAGGGCTGATGTTATTTGATAAAGAATACCTATATAAAACCTACTTTGGCATGACCGAAGAGGAAATTAGTGATATGAAAGACAGGGTTTCTGAAGAAGCTGAAAAAGATGCTGCATTAGCCCAACAAGGAGCTCCTATGGCAGGAGGTCCAGTACCAGCACCCGCAGGTGGAGAGGTTCCACCGCAAGGTGAATCTATGGGAGGGGACGTGCTAGACGACTTCTCCGATTCCAGGGAAGCAACTGGAGCGACTAAAACTTAGAGGTTTAGTAAAAAAGACCCTTTGAAGGGCAATATATAATATAAAGGAAAACACCACATGGAATTTAACAACTTATTTGAAGAACGCAATCTTACTTTTGTTCGCATTAGTGAGGCAGCTGACTACTTAGGCACTTGCATTAGAGAAAACGTCGTCGTTTTTGATGTTGCTGCTGCCAAGAACAGAGCAACTTTTCTAACTGAGTCGGGGTATCTGGTCGGAGCCACTTACGATTTTAGTAACGGCAATACTAAACTATCAGATTTTGAATTAGAAAGCGCAGACAGTATCGTCTCCGACGAAAAGGTAGACGAGTTTGTTGCTGAGAACGTTAGCGAGCTAGTTCGGTCTTTGCATAAAAATACCTACGAAGGTGCCGAAAATTCATTCGGTAAAATCCTAGCGGCGTTTTCCTACAGAAATCAAATAAATGAAGTCCGAAGCGAGCTTTACAAGAAGATGAGCCGCTTTGACCACAAGACAACTGTAAGAGATACTGTAGAGTATCACAAGCTACAGGAAATGAAGACTCAGATTAAGGAGTTTATTGCTGAGAACAGAGATACCATATTTGAATGTAACGACATTGTTAACGGTCTTAAACTAACAAAAGCTCTCTCTACCGCTTTTGACGCACCTAATTTAAAATTAGCTGAGATTATAAACGTAGGCTCTATTGATGTAAGCAAAAATCTAAAGCATTCTCTTTACGAGACCATCTGCAGACAGGAGCTTATCAGCAGAGAGCTACTAGAATCTAAGAAAAACTTTGCCTCCCTGTGGGCAGACAATGAGAGCATTTCTAGGCTCGCCTCCTGCATTTACTCTGAAGATGAGGCGATAGAGGCAGCTATAGTAGAAACCATCAGGAACGTGCCTTACTTTGCGTTAGCGTCGAAGTCTGATATCAATGAGGTAATTACCTCCGTGTACGAAGTAACTGACCCTGGAACCGTTACGAAGAAAGATATTAGAAGTTTCGTATCTAAAATCTTTGAGATGAAGAAGCCTGCGAAAGCTATAATGATTTCCGCTCTTAACGAAACTTACGGGGTAAACGTAAACAACCTTAAGTTTATCCCTTCTTTCTCAAACTTAGCGAAAACTCAGTCTGTAATGTTTGAAGCTCTCTCGCGCCTATCGGAAGATAGCAAGGTTCTTGGCGACTTCTTACACGAGTTCGGTGCCTTCATCAAAGGTAAAGGCGGAGTTGAAGTATTAGATATTAACGATTTCATCAACGAGTGCTTCGAGTCTGATGATGAAGATTCTAACTGGTTAACCGAAAGCGTTGATATGGAATATTTAGGCGACGTTGTTGCCGAAGAGTACGGCTTACTAGAAGCTAAAAAGGCTAAGCCTTCTGATGTTGGCGGCGGTCAATACCGAGGTGATGATGAGGACGAGATGGACGTTGACGACGAAGAAGAAGGTACTCCATCAAAAGACCACGGTGAAAAGGAGGACGACAAGAAAGAGAAGAAGGATAAGAAGGGTCTATCTAAAGAGCAAAGCGACGAGATGGATACCGACAAAGATGGGGATATTGATGAAAAAGACTTGAAAAACCTTCGTTCAAAGAAGAAGAAAGTAACCGAAGCAGTTGAAGCTCCTGAACAAGAAGCTCCTGAGACTGAAGAGGTTGAAGAAGAGGAAGCTCCTCCTGCTGAAGGTGCGCTTTCTGATGAAGAAATAAAAAGCTTAGTCTCCGACATGAAAGACTTAATGAAAGATTTAGATTTCGATAAGCTTGAAGGTGACGAGCAAGAAGATATGGACGTTTAATAATCAATAATGTATTTTTGGCGTAGCCAAGACATAATTGAAAAAGAATGTCTAGAACGCATAGTAAGAAGCTGGGTAACAAGATTATCCAGCTTTTGCGTATTTTGGAGGCTAATGGTCTTAGACTCTAGTATTGCATCAAGCTCAGATTTAAAAAATCTAAGTTGCTCTATGTCTTCGTCAGAGAGTTTGTTGGCAGCTTCAATCTTCTTCTCTTCGGTGGTAAAATAAATATCTTTCTTTGTCATAGTATTGTTACGGATAATCCTAAATTATTATAGGACTTAATTCTTAAATTAGCGTGTTTTTGTAGGTAAGGAACTTTATCTTTAAAATCATAGATAAAAACTTTATTCTTCGATTCATGCACACGTAGCGCACGTCCTAAAGCTTGTATGGTAGCAATCTCAGATTTTAACCCTCTAGCGTTTATTAAGTGGGTGAGTTCGGGTATATCTACCCCTGTCTGAAAAATAGTGGTGCCAATCATAACAGAGCTTTCCTCTTTTTTAAATTTTTCTAAAGTAGCTTCCCTGCACAAGAGAGAGTCTTTACCCTCTAGTTTATAAGAGTTGGGGATTAGCTCGTGCAGAATATCTGCGTGCTTAAGGTCTTTCACAAGCACAAGAGTCTTACTAGGCTTGGCTAATATTTTCTTGCACAAGTCCACAATAATACCGTTACGTTCTTCGTTTTCAGTAATGTATTTTGTGTACACCTCACGATAAGGAATTTCCGTGTCCTCTACGGTTCCCCTATCAGGGATATCAAATACGGTTATCTCGGGCTTGGTCAGGAAACCCTCATCAATAAGTTGGTTGATGTCGGTTTCTTCTACCACCTCCCCAAGGTAAGAGATTAGATTTAATTTGGCGTAATCCTCAGGAGGTACTGTGGCAGTAAACCCTATACGACAAGAAGCGTTCTTAAAGGACTTTAACACCTTTGTTGCCAGCTTTCCCTTTGAAAACTCATGAACCTCATCAAACATAATAAACTCTGAATCTTCTAAATGCGAGTCTAGAACCTTATGAATAGATTGTATAGTGCACAAAGTGATGGGCTTGATATCCACACCGTCTCCAAAAGCTACACCTACTTCTATCCCATGTTTTTCTAGAAATTTATAGGTTTGGTATAGTAGCTGCTTCTTCGTAAAGAACACCAACCCCTTTCTTTTTTTAAGGGCTTGGAGTAGAGATGCCATAATAATGGTCTTGCCTGACCCTGTAGGAGCTTTTATTAAACAGCTTCTTCTTTCCAAGGCTTCTTCGACCATACTAGTTTGGTATTCTCTCAAATCCAAGCTGTCTATGTACGAAGGAGAAAAGGGGAAAAGGGTCCTCTCATCCTTAATAACGTAAGGAAGTTCTCCGTACTCCAAATCTGCTATTATATGAGAAAGCAATCCTGAGCCGAATTTGCCTGTCTTGCCTGAGAAATACTTCTTTCCTCCATCCCATCCACGTCTTTTGTACGCTGAGCTGTACTGATAGCCTGGGAGCTTTTTTGTATACTTCTGTTCTAGAATCTGAAGGAGTTTTTTGCTCTTAGTTTTTAGCACCGAAGTGATGTTGCCAACTACTATTTCAATCATAGATTTATTTATTAAAGTATTTTTTTTATCATAAATTTGAAAAAATACCCTATAATGTAGATGGAAGGTAAATATTACTATGTCAGAAGAAAAAGGTATTGTAGACATGATGAGAGAGGATGGCTTACAAGCTATGCCTGTTACTCCTAAAGCTCCGGTAGAAAGACCTACGGACAATGATAAAATTAATGAAACTCTAAACGCTCTCTTGGAGAACGTAGTAGAGAAAAAATCATGGGTTTCAATCAAGTTGCCATCACTAGGAAAATGCTATAATGACTACAACAACGATAGCATAGAAATACGACCCTTTACGTTCGATGACGAAAGAAATCTTAGATTGGCTGCTCAAGAAGGAGCAGGTAACGAAGCAATTGTTTCTCTCCTAAACAACTGCATAAGAGGAATTCCGGTAGAGGCTCTAACCGTATTTGATAAAAATTATATTTTATTTAAGCTTAGAGAGCTTTCCTACGGAAGCACGTATCCAATTGTAGGCAAATGTGATACTTGCAAAACCAACAACACATTGAAACTGGAGTTATCGGCACTGCCGGTAACGTATTTCCAGGAGGATTACGAAGAGTATACGAAGGTTTTCCTGCCGGATTCTAAGAAGACAGCTATTATCAGGTTCCCTAGAGTTATAGACGAACCACACCTTAGCACTCCAGAACAGATAGTAGACAATATTAATCGTTTTGTCGTTTCTGTAGAGGGCGTGACAGATGAAGCTATCATCTTTGCGTTTATTAGAAAAACCACTGTAAAAGACGTTACAGTACTCAGGAAGAAAATATTTGATTTCTCACTAGGATTTGAAAATGAGATTATTTATCCTTGCGGAGGGTGTCAGCGGGAGAACAAAACAACCCTGACATTGAATGAACATTTTTTTTCAGTGAACTGAGTCAGAGATTAGCTGACGACTCGTTGGAACAAGAAGCGTATATACTTATAAGGCATTGCCGATTTTCGTTCAAGGACGTTCTCATGCTCACTAGAAAAGAGAGGGAAAGGTATATTTCCCTCAAACATGAAGAAAATGAGAGAGAAAGGGAACAAATTGAGAAGGCGAAGAATAAATAAAGTATAATGAAGCTAAACAATATAATAGTCGTCCCCCGTCATAATCGCCCAACGGTCCAGTCAAAGACTGATTTGGAGCTAAACTTCTACAATAACGGAAGTTACACGGACCCTTACGCGATTTCAGCGGTATACGTATTTAAAGACACCAACGCGTCTAGCGCAGAATTAGGGTATACTACCAATGGTATCCCAGAACCTCTATTAGATTTAGATACTAGTTCTTCCAGATACGGGCTCCCTAAGTACGATATTGTAGAAGACGCCGTCATGACCTTCCATAATATTGACTGGCACAGAGGACAAAGGGACACCACAGCTTCAGACTTTAGTGCGGGAAACTTTACGGGCGGCGTTTCGGGTGCTAGCGGAATTTACAGAACAGGTGTAGGTCAGTTTGCTTGCGTTCTAGTTCCTGATGCGAGCGGCATTCAGCCAGAAACTTCTGCTGTAAGAAGTAACGAGGCTAGCGCGGCGGGTCAGTACTTTGATTTGTGGGTAGTTAAGAACACAGAGACTGGCGCTTGGACCACGTACAGCAACAAGTTCAGACTAAAGAATGATGTCTGGGTTACTACCACAGAACCCCTGACCTTAACGACCAACACTCGACTTAAACAAAAATACATCGAGTTTGGCTCAACAGTTGATTTAACGTTAGAGACTTCATTTACGTCAGAGAATAGAAACATTCCGGTAGAAGTTCGGGACAGCTTCAGGGAATCAATCATTCAAAACGCTGCGATTAGGATAACTAAACTAAACGAAGAGGTTGGTTTTACAGGGCAGTACGAGGTTTCGGGGTATGCCGATACTTCAGGTTTAGTGAGAATCACTTCGGACGATACTGTAATATTTAATTTCGATACTAACGTATTGACCACTCTCGCGGCAAATGACGGTTTTGGTACTCCAAGAGGTGTATACCAAATCCAAGCTAAATACGACGTACTAAACGAACGGATATACAGTAAGAAGTTTAAGGTAATAGTGAGGTAGCAAAGTACTCAAAATCCATCCTCGCGACATTAAGGTTTAATATATCAAATAAGAGCTTTGGGTCCTTCTTTTTTGCGTGAAGCTCATTCCAATCCTTGAACCCAGTAGGAGGAGTGGTTTGATATAGTTGCGATATATTTTTACGCAAACACACTTGCCTAGCGTTCTTCAAACCTATCGCCCCCGCCTCGTCATTATCATACGAGAAAATAAGTTTTTTCCCTTTCAACATATCCAATTGGGCGTAGGAAATATGACAGCCTTGAGTTGAGGTAGCATTTATACCGTTAAGCTGCAAGGTAAGAGCATCTATAGGACCTTCAGTAATAACTACGTAATCTTTGCTACGGTCGAACGGATACAAAATCTCTGAGGACTTTACCCCGTGCTCGGCTTTGGTAGGATTTATGTATTTTAATTTGTTGCGCGTGAGGGTACGAGCCTGGAAGTAATAAGGAACACCGTTCTTCATATAAGGAATGATGATGCGGTTGCAGTACTTACCTTCAAAGGCATAGTAGAAGGTACCTTTCTCCAGCCCTCTATCGATTATGAACTTAGCTGCCAGTCTCTCGTACAGAACATCTGACCAGTAAAACTTAGCGACATCTATTTTTTTAAAGTTTTTAAATTCCTCAGCAACGCTATTTGTAGAGAGCTGCTTCGCTTCCACGGGAGGCGGGGAGAATATTAGTTCTGCAGCATTGTTAAGTAATTTTTTGTTTATTTTTCTTACGGCTTCGGAGTAAGAAATCCCTTCCAACAAAGAAATCAGGTGATAAAAGTTGCCAGACTCGTGAGCCTTGAAATCCTGCCATAGTCCAGTCTCCATGTTAATGGACATATGGAACTTCTGGTCATCGTAGAATATGGAATTAACGAGAAACTCCGAGTTTCTTTCTCGAAACTCTTCGAACTTTTCTCGTAAATACTCTTTAATAAGATTAGCAGGTATCGTAATGTTCATAAACACAGTATCTCCCAGTAAGATTAAAGTATATGATGAGTGTAAACTGAAGTACAAACTCAGATATATTGACAGAGTTCCCGATAAATACAACGAGAACAGCTCAAAGGATGCAATGCACTTTGGTTCTTATATTCACAAGATATTTGAACTAGGTGTAGAAGCCAAGAGCGAAGAGGAGCTGTGGGAGATTGCTCGACAAGAACGTGACAAGTACGAGTTTGGACCCGAAAAAGAGAAGCTAACTGAGAAGTGCATAAAAAACTTCTTTAAATTTAACTCCAAGCTGGGAGAAACCGTTAGTACAGAGCTAGTGTTTCGTGAGCAGATTACGGATGATTTTACAATCAACGGTATTATTGACCGCGTAATCAAGGGAAGCACGGGTAAGTATCTTGTGATTGACTATAAGACAAGCAAGAGAGCTTCTACGCAAAGGGATTTATTTAGAGACCCTCAAATGTTGATGTATGCTGCTGCAATAAACAAAAAGTATAACGTACCTATTGGCGACATTACAGTAGCTCACTACTACCCTCACCTGGATAAACTAGTCTCAATCAAGTACCCACCAACTCAGGTAAATGCATATGTTAAGGGGGAGCTAAAAACGAAGGTCTGGGAAATAAGAAAAAGAAAAAGAACTGATTTTCCCCCTGTTACAAATAGGTTCTGTGACTGGTGTGGATATAAAGATATCTGCCCTGCATTCAATTCTAGCCCTGGCGTATTAGCAGGAGCAATTCAAGAAGCACAAGAGTCTAGAAAGAAGGATTAACGCTCTTTGGACTTTCTGTATTCTTTTCTAATTAAAAAGAACTTATCGTCGTCAAATATAACTGGATAATATAAGCTTATATCTATTTCTTTAAAGAAATCAAAAACAACGTCTGGATTATATTTATGCTTTTTGGTGTATAGGGTATACAGCGTAGACTTCTTTAGTGGTTTCTGCGTGTCTAGAGCTTTCAGAACCCTTTCTTGGAATAGACTAATAAAATTAGCACTATATTTGTGCCTCCACTTTTCTTTGAACCTTAAGGATAAACAGTGGTTTATTTGGTCCATAAACTCCATCATTTGTATGTCGTATTCCAAAACTAGTATATTATATAAATATATAATAGAGGGAATTCTTAAAAATGGCAAAGAAAAATACTCCAAAAAAACTAGACCTATACAACGCTACACCTGAGTTTCAAAACTTTGTAGCCACCAGAAGAGCGTTACCGCTAATTGGATTAGGTAGAGTAGAGAATTCTTGCATCTATTATTTTGAGTATAACGGTCCAAACTCTAGAGAAGACACAGCTCTTATCATGCTTGTCGATACGGATAGAAGCAATTCTATGTATTTTAATTATGAGCCATTCCAACACACTTCTGTGGAAATGGCAGGTCTTCCCTACCCTCCCCTAATTACGAGAAGAAATAAATTTACTGGGAAAACTTCTAGCAGAGTCTCTAAGTCTTTTCTGAGGAACAGGAAATATTCCAAGAAACCTAGAAAATCCTTAGCTGTAGGAAATCAGTACTTTGCTGGCATAAGGCTAGATACTTTAGCACCATTCTTGGTTAGTGAGTTAATTTCAAGATACGGAAAAAGACGAAACGTAACCATGCTGGATGCTTTAAAAATAAAATTTTATAATGGAGAAGGGTACAGAGTTTTTAACAAAAATTACGTATCCAACTTCGCTGCAATAGACCCAGATAACTACAACGCTACTCTCTAATGGCTGATAATCTTAACGAAACGCTCAATGAACTAAAAGATACGGTGATGCCATCACTGTTTCCGCCGTTGATGCATTCTATTGAGGAGCTCACCAAAGTTACGTTACGGACAGGCAGAGATTTTGGTGATAACTTTAAAGGTCTCACCGACCAGTTCCGTGGCTTAGACGTGTCTATGAAGGATGTTACCCAAATGTTGGGACAAAGCATTCAAACGGGCGTTGATATACAGGGAGTAAACAAGCAGCTTATTATTGATGTTAAACGTCTTGGGTTTAACTTAGGAAGTTTCATGAGTACTATGGGAACCTTTGAGCAGGTTCTTGGTATGAATGAAACGACTACAGGTAACTTAGTAGACGCTACTATAGATTTCGCAGCCACATTCGGAAGAAACGCCGACCAGCTAGTGAAAGTAATGGGCAGTCTAGTAGAACCTATGGCAAGAATAAGCAATGCCTTTGGCGCTACAGCTGCGGCAGGTTTCGCAGAGTCTATTGTGGGTCTAGGAGCTGCAATGGGTCCGATGATGGCAGAGCGGCTTGGTCCTGTAATGTCCAAGTTTATTACTGCCGACCCTGAAGGATTTAGGAGAGCTGCGTTGGCTGGCGGGGGTATGGGAGCGATGGAGTCTCCTGAGCAAATGGTTGCACTTGCTCAAGGCGTAATTTCTAGGATTGATAGACTAGTCACCCCTGGAGCTCCGTTTACTGCTGGTATTGCTGCACAAATGTTTGGGCTGTCACAAGGAGACGTTAATGTTCTTAGGCAATTAGCTCAGGTAAACATGTCTCAGTTGGCTATGGCTGAGGAAGCTAGCAGGATAGAAATGGCTAAACAGCAAGCAACTAAGCTGTTTACTGATGAATTAGCAGAACTTCAATTGGAGCTTCAAAGTGCATTGATGCCGCTAATTAGCGCTAGTACAGAAATGATAAGTAATATTTTTACTGCGTTCAAAGAAGTACTTCCGAAATTTAATAACGATATAATTAATTTTACTACCGAACTAGGTGATTGGATACGGAAGAATGTAACCTCTGAAAATATAGAATCAGGTCTAAGGGCGTTTGGAGAGATGGCGAAGATGGGTAATGAATACTTTAAGATTGCTAAGGCTTACTTAATGACGAATGTACCTGAATGGTTTGCTATATCTAAAAACTTCTTCGTTAACACGCTACCTGCAATTTTCGATAATACCCTAGCAGAGGTCAAAAAAGCAATAGACGATATGCAAGCTTACTTTGTAGGATTGTTCGATAATCATATCGTGCCTGCGTTTAGTAAAATGGTTAATTTATTCGACTCTATGACGCTTGCGTTTACCGCTATTAACGCTGGGCTAGCGTCTGGTAAAGGTTTAATGTTCGGAGACACCATGTTTGATGTAATGGCTCGCGTCTACGCTGCCGGGAAATCACCTGAATTTGCGGCATACAAAGAAGCAGGTGGCACTGTCATGCCCGCTAGTTTTATGGAGGCAAATCGAACGATTGAAGATACTCGGGGGGTCCTTGGGCAAAATATCAGGGGTCGAGACGAGGACCTTTTAGGCGTACAAGCAGATTTACTATCGAGGCTGGTGGACGCAATGGAAGCCAATGCTTCTGAAGAAGCTATTAGGGGACTTACTGCAGAGTTGAGAAAAGCAAATCGTCAACAAACTAGATACCTTGTAGAGTCCCTCGGGTTGGGAGAGTAATAAATGGCAAACATACCACTAGGAGTCAATATTTTATTAGATGCCTTCAGCCCTTTTCCGCCTGAAGACATTATCTGGGACGAGTATGCAGGAGACAAGACTGGAACTCCTCGCTATGACCACGCCATCGAAGAGAGAGGGTTTATTGAATTTAAATATCCAACAGTGCCGGGGATGGCTACCACCAATACAATTAGGAAGCTTCCATTCTTTGAAAACCCAAGAATAAATGAATCTAGAGGAGCTTCTTACGCAGAGACATCCATCTTCATGAGAAATGAACCTGTTCGTCTTTTTACTGGCGCAGGTGCTACTAAGTTTGATATTGAGCTTATGTATACTCTTCCTCATATCGGAGCTTTTTATAATAATTATTATGAGCGTGTTTGTACTGACCAACAACGACAAGAGATTGCAGACACAGTAACGAGGTACAAAGAAATATTAAAGCGAGACGAAGCAACTAAAGGAAATACGCAACTTTATCCAGGAGCTACTGGGTTTGTTAGCGTAGGAGGTAAAGTTGTAGGTTATAAAGCTGGAACTGCGATAACCGATGCCGACTTTGCAGCGGGGAATACAACTAGTTATGAAACAGCTGGACCTAGAATGCCAGTAAACCAACCTGTTAGATTAGGAGAAAGGAACGAGCTAGATGGTAAAGGGTTCTTTAGAGCTAACGCGCTTGATAGTGATTATCATTCTATGATTGCTGGGTTGGTAGATTACTTTATGAATATTATAAGAAGCTCCATAATCTCTACTGTCGATGCAGGAGCAGCAGAAAAAGTAAAGTATGGTCCTCCGATTGCGTACCTAAAATTCGGTACCGCATATGATTATATTCCATGTATTGTAAAATCTTACAAGATTGAGATAGACCCATTCCGTGCGGGAATGGATAACGCAACTTTTTACTCAAGAATGATAAGAGTAAAACTTGCTCTGGAGGAGTTCCGCCAAGAAGGTGGCATTGTAAACTCAGGGCAACAAGGTCCATTCGGTTGGAACACTATATTTGATTCGGGAGGTATTCCCAGGGGTAACGTATAATGATATCTTATTCTAACACATCGCGATTTACTTTGTACTCTCCTACAAAGATAACGCACCGGGGAAAGATTATTAAAGATATTACTTCCTCCCCTAAGTTTGATATATTTTATTCCGACCTAGGAAACACTGATTTTAGACTGGCTACGATATCGCCCAGGTTTGAAAACCGACCCGACCTAATATCTCAAGCAGCCTATGGAACACCGGGATATTGGTGGGTTATTCTTTTGGCAAATGGTATTGAAGATGCTTTGAGCGGTTTAAAATCTGGAGACGAAATCAAGATTCCAGTACTATAATAACTAAATGGTCGCTCTCACAGGAAAGGATAGACTGCCTATCGTAATGCTTTCTAAGGACAAAGAAGCATTGATTGATGTTGCTGGCTACAAAGATGAGTTTGGTTTATTCGATACTCTCACGGAATTTAATTATACCGCTGGTCTTCCTGGTGCCGCTTCAAACAGTTTTCAAGTAAACCTTACTGTTATTAACCCTACCCAAGAGTTTGAGAGAGCGGTTACACCAGTCTTTAGAAACTTATTTGCCAACAGCGCTAAGACTAGTAGTTTAGGGGTCGGACAAACGACAGACGAACTTGAACCAATAACGTTTTATATGAGATGGGGCTATGGTAGTGAAGACCAAGGTATGTCCAAATTAGTAACGGGTATTTTAACTAACGTAAATTACAGTGTTACGGATGATGCTGAAAGGGTAATCTCGTTAACGTTTATGGATACGTTAAGTTTTGATACTACAAAAAATCCAAACGTCCAAGCAAATAACGGAGTAGCTCAAACCTTTGAGTATCCAGACATATTAAAAGATGACGGGAGTTTAGTTGCTCCTTCTGAAGTTGTAAAAGATTTGCTTGGGCAAATATTAGGAGCATTTCCTAATCTAAGAGGAGTAGTTTATCACGATATTGATTTGTCCTTTATTGATAAAGCGTGGGCTGAACTAACCAACCGTTTGTCCGATGGGTTCGGGTCAAACTCCGCCGTCATTCCAGATGACGGGGATTATTCCAGACCTCTAGATGCAGAAACCCAGAAACTACTAGATTCGTACGGCATAGGAGAGGATACTCAATGGGTTGGTTATAAAAATTTAATTATAAACGGGGCTGGCTCCCCGAGGTGGGCAGCTAGACAGGCTTATGATATGGTTTTTAGGTACTTAGGGATTAGTTTTGGAGCAAGCGAACTAAAACAAAACCGCAGCGAGTCCGAAGACACCCCTAAAAATCCTCAGGCGAGGGTAAATAGAAATTCAGATAAACCTCTTCCAAAACTCAATGACATACGATTAGGCGATAACTTGCGGATTGTAAGGAATGAGGGTTTTATCCCGCCCACTGATACAGGACTTACTGTAAGAACGGCTCTTCTAGCTTTAAATAATGAAGACGACCCGAATCATGATTTTGTGCGTAACGAAGTTTTTAATATCGACAACAGCCGTCAAAGATGGGAGCGACCTCCTGAGCTTAGCGGCAGCATCGATGGCTCGTATGCAAGTGACTGGGGTTTCCCAAATGCCATACCGTGGAGACCCTTCGGATATGGATTTCATGGAGAATCCAAAGATGGAGGAACTGCGACCCCCGCACAAGTTTTCAGTATCGCTGAAACTGGATATTTTCCCTTAAATAAGAATAGAAGTAGTTCTACAATCTCGCAAGGATTCTATGTTGCTGTAGCTAATAGTCAGGCACTTTGGGAAGCCACAACATACGCTACTGCGGTAAGCGTGTTTACAGATGAAGGGGATAATGATGCGAAAACCCACGCAAAACAACCAGAGCCAGAAAAAACCCCTCCTGCCGCAAAACCAAAACCCTTTATTAGAGCATCAATAACAAAGAACGAGTATACTTCCTTGATGACTATACTAAATGCTCTCATACGTTCTATTAATGATTTTTATCTTCCTATCCTGGAGGAGTCTGATGACGCATTTGAGGTCAGACCTTATTATAAATCTACTTTGCAAAGCGCAGGTCCCCCTAGTTTTAATGGGTGGGAGAGAGTTACCACTACGTTCGAAAATGGAAACACGCCTGACGACACGGAGGCTTTGTTGGTTGTCGCGGATGGGAACACTCATAAAAGAGCTCTAACTAACGACGCAGCCGATAGAACTAGTGAAATTCAAGAGTTAGCTGCACTGCAATCATTCCCTTCCTTGAGTGAAGATTTACCAAATCAAAATGTATCAAATGTTGAGGATGGTAGTATTACTAGCTTGTTAAATTTAAGAGTAGGATACAACGATTCCATTGTTACTGATTTTAGATTCAATCAAGATATATTTGCTCCTTTAGCTGGCGCTGGGCAAATGCAAAGCGACATTATCAAGTTGGATGAAGTTTGGCAAGGGGGAGCTGGAGGATTTTCCGTTTCCAGTTTGATTGGTACGTTTGTTTATGTAATTACAACTGCAACCGAACAAACTACACCGACATCGATTGGGCAAACAATTAGAAGCACGTTCCAAGGAGGCTCAGACTTACAAGAAATTTTAGGTCTTAATACAGAAGCTTTTAAGACTGTAAAAGCTCTAGAGGAAGCTGCTGCGAATCCTCAGGAAATAGACTTTACTCAATTTCTAATTCAAATGAACAAGTACTATACAAAGTTTCAAAAGATAAATCAATCTGGAGCTTTTCATAGTTCTGACGACACAGAGGATAGACTAAATGCTTTATATTCTTTTGTAAACAGCACGATATTCAGAGACATGTTTATGAAAAAAGATGGAAGCGTAGCAACTTATTCCGTGAATGGGAAATCAATAAAAATTAAATCTCAACCTCGATACATTATCGATAAATCCTTTTTCTCGGACATGGATAATGTGTACAGCCTACAAGAATTTTTAAGAAAAAAAGGTTTGTGGGAGAAAAATTATGCTGAATTTCCTTTTACAGCCACTGTAACAACATTAGGTATTCCGGAAGTAAGCGACTGGATTGTAGATTGGGATATTAGAAAGATAAGACTTCAAATATCAAACCCTAGATTGCCTGAGGGACCGAAGCACTGGACTTCGGGCATATATATTATAACTTCCTATACCCACAATATCTCTGCGGGTTCTATGTACACTACAACGTTCGAACTACTAAGACAGCCGTTCGCTGAAATAAACTAATGGAAAACATTCCTCTTCTCGTAGCAAAAGTAACACAGGTAACATCAGATGCGCCTGACGGGAAGATTTTTGTAGAGAATCCTCTTATAAGTCCCGACGAGCCTGTCTACTACGCAGGACCGCCAAACATGTTCGCCATTCCGGGCAAAGGGGAGTATGTAATGGTTGTTTGTGCTTATATAAAAAAGAACCAAAAGTCGTATTATTGGATAAATCAGGTAGCACAACCCTCTATTCTGGGATTAGATAAAGAAACGACTCCTCACTCCACTACAGACGTAGCAAAATACCCTGAAGTTATTGAAGGGCAAGATGCAAATACTCAAGGTAGAGCGCTTAATGTTTTTGGACAAGTTCCCCCTGACGCATACACCAAAGAACATGGTGTCCCCGCAGTAGTCCAATTAAGAGATAAGAAAGGAGCAAGGCTGAGAATGAGTTCAAAAGGCTCAGAGGCTGGAGGTGATTACGTAGAATTAAAAACAGCTTCTGGTAAAAAACTTTTAATGGAGGAAAACCCTCCTGGATTTCCTTCAGGTCCTAATCCAAGAAAACTCCCAAACAAAATAACCGGGGAGAAAGATAAGGTAGAGCCCAGCAAAAGCAGAATCCTTCTTTCGGATAGAAACAACAATCGAGTTCAGATTGACGAGTTTACCGATTCAGTCGAAGTTCACGCAAAGAATAAAGCGGAGCTTACTACGGAAGGAGGTTTGATTGATATTGGAATAAAAAATATAAAAAACAGCGGCGGTACCGTAAACGTAAACAATAGAACTCAGGCGGGCTCAATAAATATTGAATCAAGTAGAGGCACAGTTAGCACCTTTGGGCAGGCGGGTTTTGATTTTCTTGCGACAACAAACCCCACAGCTCCAGTGGGCGCAGGAATCGTAGCGGATACAGCGGAAGTTGTCTCAACTCCGGGTAGCGCACAACTAGTTCCTACCGACCCGTCCTTATTTTTAGGTTGCGGCGTTTTGGTCAATCCAATAAACTCCAAGCCTTTGACGGAAGGAGCGTTAACGTTTCAAACATTTACTCCCTTAGGAGTTCAAATACAATCCTTGTTAGGCGAGTTTACCTCAACTTTCCTTACTCAAAGCCATTCCGCAACTACAGAATATTCCGTAACTTCTCCGGTAATAAATTTAGAAGGCATCGTTAATATAGGAGGAGCAGTTAGCATGGCTTCTACTGCGGCTATAACAGGGCAAACTACTTTTAATGGAGATACTGAGTTTAATGGGTTGCAATCTTTTACTGGAGCAAGCACATTTACTGGTGTTGTTACTGTTGATTCAGGAACCGTTGTTAATTTTGTAGGTCACCCAACGGTATCTTTAGGACTAAGAAGTATTCTTGGTGTAGACATTCATACATGCCCAACAATTAGCGTTGATGGGAAACCCATATTAGTCTTAGGATAGCTCTAAATAACTTATGGTTTCGTACGAAGATATTTTTCAGGGAACAGCTGAAACTGCAGCTCTTGATATAGGTCAAGAGATAAGCACTTGTGTATTGAGCTTGCTTTCGTCTCAGATTCTTACCCTTATTAATAATGCTATCAGCGAAAAACTAAGCGGTCTTCAAGCGGAGTTACTTAGTCTTGATGCTCAGATTGCAGAGTTAGAGGCGATTCAAAACGAACCCGACGACGCATTGGGTGAAGCCATTACCTCTTTAGAAAATCTTACATCTATAGGGAACCCATTTCAAATCGATACGATTGACGTAGCTTGTATTGGTAGTATTCCAACATTAGGACTTGAATTAAACGCTTTTGGGATTTCGAATCCGTTCAGCAGCCTAGCGATGATTCTTATCGCAGCGATTAAGTTAGCTATTCTTACCGCTCTTCGCGCTGCTGTAATGGCATTAATTATTAAGCTGTTAGCTGATTCTCAAAAAGTTAGTGAAACCCTGCAAGGCAGAGCTGACGGAACCCTTACCGAGCCCAAGATTGATTGGTCTAACCCAGACCTTTCGGAGTATGTTGATTCTTTAGAGCCAGGAGACCTAGCAAGAATAGAAAGATACAAAGAGTTCGCACTAAACAATATTGTAAAGCCTTACGAACAAAACGCGGCAGGCATAGCAGCATACCAAGCACAGTTCAAGGCTGTACAAGAGGAGACGGAAGAAGAAGAAAATCCTTTCGATATTATCTTTGGTCCTCCAATTTCCACCTCAGGAAAGTTTATTTTATCCCGCGATGGTCTATACTACGATTCTCGTGGAGGAGGAGTGCCTAATGTAGTTGCCCAAGAAATCCTAGCGAGCAACTGGCAGTTAAAGTACAACCCGAACAAAGGTGGTAAAGGTGTTTTGCTGCATGAAGATAGGTTAAAAGACTACTCAAATACCGTATTCAGTGACGAATACACAGAGACTAATGACGTTGTTGAATTCTTGTATAAGAATGACGACATCCTACAGTCGTTTATCTCAGACAAGGCAATTCAAACTAATGAAGTCTCCGGTCAAATATCAGAACTTGTTGCTTCAGGGTACACTAGGTCATCGGCTATAGTACAAAACTACTATAGAAGTATTGCGGCTATCGCATATAGCTACGACGATAAAATTAGAAAAAGAAGAAAGCAGCTTCAAGTTGCTGGCTTGTATGGAACTTACACCATCACGGAAAAAACTTTTCCTTTAGGCGGAGGGTATATCTTAGATTCGTCTGGTGCTAGGTATGATATAGAAAACTTCCCTCCGGGATATACCATATCTCCAGACAACATAGTATACTTTAATACCGAAACCCAGGAACGGGGAGTTACAGTTCATAAAATATTAGACAGAATCCCTTTGAACGATTTTGGTTATTTAAAAGGGAGCGGTCTTGTCCCTGATTTACAATTCCAACAAGAAGCTCTCCTACAGTCTGCGGATGTTTCAGGGATTATTCTACCTATTGCTCCTAAGTTTATAAAAGCGGCAAACCAAAACACGGTATTCCTAAGAGATTTAAATGTATCACCAGAAGGCAACACAGATTTCCCCCACATAGAAACCAGCCCTGCAGACTACGCATCTGTTTCTAGTGTTAAGCCTTTTATAAAATCTCTTGATGACGGTATCGAGACGGATTCCCTGATTGTATGTTACAACTTCTTGAAAGGTGATGTCGAGGCTCCGTCTTCCTTAGATTATAAGTTAGATAATAAAGCTTCATCATACACTCACCTAAACGGAAAACTGGTTGGTAAAACTGCCACGGACGTATTCCCTTCAGGATTATCAATTCCTTATTTGCGAGGCGTTTTGTATGATGCAGAAGGACAGTTCTCTCCAGAACCCTGGTACTCTAATGTGCCGAACGGAAGTTACGTCAGGCTAAAAAATAATATTAGTAAGGGTGAGCTAACTCCGTTTACGGAAAGTCTTGACGGACTAACATACTCTGATGCAGGATTCTCAGTGGATTTCTGGGCTCACATCCCAGAGGTATGGAGTTCTTTGAGAAGCTGGCATAGGTACCGTGTTATTTTTGGCTGTGAAAACTCAGGTCAAGCTCTGGGCTTAGGAAGCGCTGGTGCTGTAACTGAAAACCCAAACACAATTTTGCCTGATGGTAGAGTCTCTAAGGAAAGAGACCCGTCTAAAGTTCACGGTTTGATTATGGGTTGGAGAGATAAGAAAAATAATGCCACTGATGGCATGGCTTCAACGAACAGTAACATCAATCAACTTGAGTTTGTTGTTCTCCCGACCGTATCCCAAAATAAACCAGATGGAAAGTTTGGGCACAGCGTAGCCATTGCAGGCATTCCTAGTAACCCTTATGACCCAAACTCTACGTACACAGAGTTAGGGTTTAAAGTTCCTGTTGACGTGTTTACAGAAGCAGGAGCGCTGTCGGGAGTCTCTATCAGCAGTGTGCAGGATACCTTCATGCACACCCATGTATCAGTAAATTATAAAGGAAACGAAATTTCTCTTTACCTGGATGGTAAGAAACTTATATCGTCTTCTATATCTGATGCATTCTACTTAGACGCCGCGCAGCCCTTAAATGTACCTAGCTTTGTAGAAAAGAATTTCGGGTATGAAAATAGCCTAGGTGTTAGAACCAGCGTCTCAAAAGCAGATAATTACACGGAAAGTTTGCATGAGGGTTCAGTTATAGCTCCTGAGTTACCGATGCAAACTCCTTGGATTATTGGTGGAGGGTTTACCGACACATGCCCACGTTCGTATGAAGTCCAAGAGGAGGTTGGGTTTAATACCACTCCATTTGGATTCTTGGGAAGCAATACAAATGATACATATTTTACCAAGGTAGCTGAAGTTTCCAGCGGTGGAATTACAGGACAGCATACTCCCGGTCTTGGAGGGTGTACGTACTCTGGCGTAAATAGGAATATTCCTCGAAGTGGGTTGGACGGATATGTTGGAAGTTTTAAGCTTTACACAAGACCCCTAAATACAAATGAAGTTGAGAAAAACTTTGACGCACAAAAAGGATATTTCAAAAATATTAATATAACATAAAATGACTGATACTCTATTCGCAAATAACCTAGACTACATTACTACCTCAAGAAGAGATAGGATTGTCGGTCTTAGGTTTCCATTGCCCACGGCTCCTGCGGATGGAGGTTTTTTCCCCAAAAGCTTTGATAAGGAAGTAGTCTACCAAAACTTAAGACAGCTTCTCCTTACTCAAAAAGGGGAACGGGTTATGTATCCAGACTACGGCACTAATCTAAAAGCAGCATTGTTCGAACCCTTAACGGGGTCGCTTCTTGAAGAGCTAAACAGAGATATTAGAAATGTTATCCAAGTATACGAACCTAGAGTTTTTGTAAAAGATTTAAAAGTTGTTCAAGGTCCTGAGTCTGACCCCAACAGCATTTACGTAGCCTTAAATGTGGGCTTCACTGCAACGCCCTATGAGGAAGAAGTTATTGACGTAGTAATAAGATAATGGCAAATTTAAATTATATTCCTCCCGCTGCTGCCGACCCTATCAGGTATAACGCTTCGGCTTTTGATGGCACTGTGCAGTCAGATTTTATGAGACTTGGTAAAATCCAAGAGCTAGCCAAATCTCAACTGATTGATTATTCGGTTGCGGACTTTGATGAATTCAAAGAAGCCTTGATGGATTATGTTAAGGCTGTATATCCTGATGATTACAATAACTTCGTACAATCAGACCTAGGTGTTGTTTTTATTGAATTGTTTGCCTACCTAGCTTCAGTGCTTTCTTTAAAAGCAGACTTCTTGGCTAATGAGTCTTATTTAAGCACTGTTAAGACTCCAGAAAACTTAAGAAAAGTTTTAGAACTAATTGGAGTAAAAATGAAAGGTCCGATAGCCAGTAAAGCTACGGCTCTTCTAACTCCAGAGAGTAGCGTATCTTTTGCCGGGGGTGATACATTAACTATACCTAGTAATCAAAGAACAGTAACGACCACTTCACAACGAGACAACACCCAACTAACCTATACTCTTTATAAAATAAACAAAGCTACGGGACTTATTGATGAAGCAACTACCGCCCAAACGGGAGACCTTCTTCTGGATTATAACAGCTATGGTGAGGGCTCTAACTTCACGGGTCTTGTGTTATTGGAGGGTACTTACAAAACTCTGCAAGGAACCTTCTCTACCGCGCAGTCTTCCAAGAGAATTAGAGTTCCTGACCCTTCGATTATCGAAGGAAGTATTTTTGTCTCGTCTGGAGATGAAGTATATTCTGAAATCCAAAGCCTTAGTCTAGCTTCAGGCAGCACTGACGCGGTCTTTGAGAAAATTTACAACGACGATTATTCTTGCAGCCTACTGTTTGGTGACGACATCAGAGGTAAGAGCCCTCAGAACGGTCAGGACTACACTGTAGTTTATAGAGTTGGTGGAGGTAACCGTGGAGATATTGTAGAAGGAGCTATAAGAACTCAGGTTAATGGATTGAAAAATGGAAGTTCGCCTGTAGAGTGTACAATTACAAATACAACAGTGGCTGCTGGTGGAGCAAATGCCGAAACTGTTGCTCACGCAAAGAAATATGCACCATACTTCTTCAGAACTCAGTATAGAGCTGTTACTGGAGAAGACTATACAGCTATTGCAAATAGCTATGCTGGAACTACAGGTCAAACGGGCAAAGCTCTAGCTGTTGCTCGTCAGTCTGGAGCAGGTGGAAACATGATTGATATTTATGTTTTAGCTAAAGCTACAGACACCCAACTGCAGAGAGCATCCTTGCCGTTTAAATCAGACTTACTAAATCATCTTAACAGCTATAAGATGCTTACTGATGAGTTGACGATTGTAGATGGTCTAGTGAGAACTGTTGATTTAGTAGCAACAGTCTTTGTAGATAGAAATAAGTTAGCGCTCCAAGAAAATGTAAAGGCGGGTGTGAGTAGAAGTATAACAGAATATCTGTCCTATGACAGCATGGATTTTGGTAAACCTTTAAGATTCCCAGAGCTGGCTAACTTTGTGATGAATAATCCGGACGTTAGATTTTTTAAAGTGACGAATTATGACGAAGATATTTTCGTAAACTTTAATGAAATCATACAGTTAAACAACTTTGAACTTAACTTTGAGTTTGTATAATGCCTTATCGCGGTAATGAAGATGTATTTAAGTACAACTATGTGGAGAAGATAACCAAGCTTCTTCCAGAGGTATACATTTCAGAAGAAAAAGGTGAAACAAAAGTTGAAGAGATAGCTTATAAATTATTAGGAAAGTATTTACTTGCTGCAAATGAGTGCGATACATTCTTTACTGTCTCTGGGTATGCTTTAAGTTCTATTAAACCTTTCTTTGTCCCTGAGAATAGACTTACAAGAGTAGATGCAAATACATTTACTGATGCTATCTTAGCTCCTTTAAATAAATCTTTTAATTCTTTTAAAAACCAAGATGATTTTAAGAATTATTTTTCGGGAACAATTCAGCCTAATATGGTTCTTAGCCATCTTTCAGACACCTTTGTGTCTGGGGTGTCTTCTAACCCTAATAATGATTACACAGTATCCGCCCAAGTTCACTCTGGGCTAGTTGATACGGTGGGCTTGCTGTACATGCTTAATACTTCGTCTAACGCAAATGCGACCACGGAGTTATCAGCAGTATTAGCAGACTATGTAACAAGCGCTTACTACTCTAATGGTGGCGAGTTTACCGAAGAGACTGCCGCAAATGTGCTTTTTGAATACATTTGGAAAAACAGAGATGCTGTTCCCGAGTTCGGAAGATACCTTCCCCCAGAGTTCGACAAACCTACTTCCTCTATATCAGGGGTTACCTTTGCTTCGGGCATCCAACAATTAGAAAGACTACAAACTTTACTATCTGTATGGCTAAACAAGGAAGACCAGGACTCTCCGTTTATTCGTAACTCTCTAGAAGCTCTTGAAGGGTCTTCTTTGATTTATTCTAAGTTCGATTCTTCTGGTCCTTTTACCAAGTTTATGAAAGCTGCTTCGTGGGCTTTTTACGACCTGGACATGATTGTTGAATCTATGCAGGACTTGTTTGATATTGAAAACTGTCCTCCTCAATTCTTAGACCACTTAGCTTCGGTTATTGGATGGAGATTCTTAGGCGATGATGTTTCTATGTGGAGAGGACAGCTGCGTAGAGCGGTTTACACTTACAAAGCAAAAGGAACAAGACAGGCTTTAGTAGATGCCATAAAGATTGTATTCCCAAAAGAGCTTAGTACGTTTGATGCTTCGTCAGATATAAGAGAGTGTTGGGAGTCGTACCTGCCCAATCTAATTTATTATACTCTTAAGACGGAATCTCCCACTTGCGTTGATTTTTCGTCTCTATCAACTTACCTACAAACCCAAGTAAATAATGTATCTGGTCTTACGATTAATATCGACCCCTATGACCATGACAAAAACATTAGGTTCTCTGTAGATGCTATCTTAGAATTCATCGAAAAGAACACAGGGTTTATGAGATTTAATCATAAATCTTTAGCAGATATTTCAAAGGGTGTTGGATTTGAAGCTAGACAAGGATATACACTAGCTGTACCTCCATTTGAGTATGATACGTTTTACAAGAACACGCGAATAACTAATGAAGTTCTTGTGTACCTAAGGAAAGCTCTAGAAGGAGATTGCCAAGAAAATGCTAGTTTTGGATTTAGAGTTCCTTCTTCGTTTGTAGATGCACTAGAAAACTATATCCTCAGCTCCACTACGCTAGGGACTGAATCCACTGCAGACTTCTTCTTTGGGGACAACAATGGTCTTAAGTTCTTCACATCCGGTAACTCAATTGCTCCTAACTTTTCTGCGGTTGTAGATGGTGGAACAAATCAAGAGATTTCAGTTCTAGATTATTGGAGCTCTAAGTCTTCTAACTTATACTTAGTTCTGCCCGAAGCTTCTCTTAACGGCACTGATAAATTAACTGCGTTTGATATTAGAGGAATCTCTGATGTTCTAAGAGAGTACACTCCACTACACACTCTTAGTAGAATTTACGGGGGAGTCGACCTTAGCGGTGACGGGTATACGCCAGAAGAACAAAACACAGACGCTGGCATGTGTATGGTTATAAAAGGACAGCTACAAGAAACTAATACTGTCGCCATGCAAAACAATATCGTGTCTTCTTGGGTGGGAACTCACGGCACGGGGGGATTAGCTAAACTCGTAAACAATCCGCTTCCCCCAACAACAACTATAGAAAATAGATACCTTCCGGGAACCTCCGGGAGAAACCTCTTAGATGAACCAGCTCTTAGGGGTGGTACATGTAGATGGAATGAACAGGACCCTGATGGGAATTACATAGTCTATGACCCAATAGACATAAACACAGATTTCCCAACCGCTGAAGAGTACCCTACTCTAAGTGAAGAACAAAGAAAAGGCGTTGCTATCTATGAAGCAGTTAGAAGATATGGCTCCTTTCAAAGTGAGTTCAAGACTGACGATGCGCCAAACTCAATAAAGTCTTTCGTGTCGGCAGGCGACGGCGCTGGAGCTTCCGGAGATGTTGGGCTTTATGCTAGTGCGTCGTTAACCCTCGGTGAAAATCTCGGTCCTAACACCAGGGGAAATGTTATTTTTATGGACCCGAGTAGATTTACTCCAGGTCAAAGATATAGAATCTCATTCTGGTATAGAGCGGCGACAGGAGATAAACGAGACAAGTCCATATCCTTTAATATTCAGCAAGCTGAACCCTTTGATTCAGAGGACATAGAAACTGTCAATTTGGTTGCTAATAATGATTCCACCTTAGCCTCAGGAACGGCATGGCATTATAAAGAACAGGATTTTGAATATCCCAGTGACGGGGGAAGCATAGGGGTTTCCTCTACATCTTCATTGAACCCGTCCGCATTAGTTGGTCCTTCGGTCTGGTTTGGAGCGTTTGCGTATAGACGCGCTGGGGGGTATACCACTGCTCATTCAGAAACTAGCGTATTAGGTATTGCCAATGTTAAGGTAGCTCCTGTATTTTGGGAACCCGCCGCTGGCTTAGAGCGGAACTCCATTAGGAGAAGAAGTTATCGGTACCTCCTAAGCGGTTCTAATTATAATCGAGAAGGACGGTCTGCTCCGATATCTAACGCCTTCGCTACAAGTGGAAGACTAGACCTGATACCAACAGAAACAGGCTACTTACCTCAATATCTTCCGAAGGGATTTAACTTCTCCGGACAGAACTTTATATCTCCTGCAATTAATGCTATGAGCGGTATTTACGATGCCTCAAATACGGCATTCATTGATGAAAATGTTATTCGGGGTAATGCTCCTGATGCAAATATTTTAGGAGTCCCTGTAAATCTTTCCTTCCCTTACCGTGCGATAGAAGAGTTACTGGACTGTAGTAGCAGCAACGAAAAGAGAAGGCAGTTTACTAAATCTCCTAAGCAAATCTTTATCGATTACGCATTGCGTAGAGGAAAAGATGATTACTCCTTCCTAGACTTCTCAGAGCATAACATGATATATTCTGAGTTTGGTTCCGGGTTCCATCAGCTATGGTTAGATTATAAGGACCCTAGTAAATTTAATTTAAATCTATCTGGAGGTGGACACGACGCATTAGCTTTCGCCTTCGGACCTTTAGTATTTAACAACGACTTTAATACGCGTGGTCCCGCCGCATCCGCCACTAACTTACCTGGGCAAGACTACGAGTTCTCTGGGTTGCGTGCGTATAGGGATGGAGATAGAACTGCTCTCAGTTCTTTACAGTTTGCAAACATTGCTGGAAGTGACGGCATTGTAGGGGAATCCTTTGAAGACCCTAACGGTAGACTGATAGCTGCCACGTTAAGAGGTTTGATTTTTAGCCAAGGGTTTGGTTCTTATAAGAGTGTGTTTGATACGTATGAGTTTGGGAAAGAGACCAACATCTGGGCTAACCAATCTATCTTATCTGGAATTGAGTTGGTGTGTAAAGAAGGCACTAACAACTTAGCAGTATTTAACTATAAAGATTTTACTGACGGATGTAACCCATATCTTACCTCTACAGCATTAGACAAGAGTATTACCGTGTTCGGGGGTAAAGAAGATGTTACAGATAAGTCCAATGCTCTTAGAGTTAGGTTCCCATTATCTAAAAACTTTAATCTCCTTGCTAACGGAGACTTTAAATTAGAACCCACATCCGCCAGAACCTTAGAAAGTTCTTCTTTGTCTGCGGTATCTAACTGGGAACTTCTAGACCCACTACGAACTCCAAGGTTCCGGAGCGGCGCTCTCCCTTCTAATTATGGTTGGGTAACTCCTAGCTCAGTTAATTTCGCAGATTACAGTGGGGTTCCAGGAACTTACGAAGATGTTCTCGTATTCTTTAGTAAAGATAATCCTCCTACCTTGGTCGGCGGCAATGAGAAATCAATGATTGCGACCGTAAACGAAGGCAGGCAAGAAGAAGCTGTAAATAGTCCTTTAACATTAATCCCCGGAGAGAACTACAAGATTGAATTAACTGCTTCTTCACTAGCGGCTACTGCTGGATTTGGATTCGTGCTCGGAAACGTAACAAAGAACGTTTTTTATAAACCATCCGACGGCACCTGGGGAACGGAAACTGCCTTCTATCGCTTAGCTCCTGCTGCGGGAGAGATTACTAATAAATCTTACACAGTATCTAAAGAGTTTAATGTTCCCGTCTCTGCTAATATAGATGGAAATGTTTCGCAAAATATAACCTTCTCCCCAACTGACAGGTGGAAGTTGTGGATTGCTCCGTATTCTAGTGCTAATACCGGCAGTTATACGTTAGATATGTTGTTCAAAGCGACGATATCCAAGCAACAATCAAATACTTTGTATCCTAATAGAAAGTATAGAGCCGAGGTGTATGTGGATTATCATGACCCGGAAGGCTTAACCGATTATTTAGGAATTAGATTAGTAACAACTCCTAATCCTTTAGTGAATGGTTCCGCAATGAAGAGTTTTGCTTACGACTGGAACGGTGTTGGAGCTAGGTGGCAACTAAACTCTCCTGGAGATTTAAGTAAAAATATGAACATCTCCATGCAGGAGTTGCCTCCGTTTATAGATGTTCTTTCTGGCTCTGTACCTCAAACTAAAAAGATTGAGTTCGAGTTCACTACAGACAATCACCGAGGTCCGATAGACCCTGAAACGCGACAGCTTATGTCTATAAGTAGAGGTCCGGAGTATGGAAACATACATACTTCTGATACTTCCTATACTCTGGAGTTTATACCACTCATGCCGGAAAGACAAGTGATTAGCGATGCCAACAGACCTTATATCAGGCTGAGGAACTTGAACATTGTGGACGTTGAGTATAATGAATCAGTTAAAAATTTGACGACAACTGAGGCAAAAAATTTCTTAGAATACTTTAATACCCTAAGGCTGACGACAGCTACTAGAGATTTGGCTAAAGGTGAAGAATTAGGTTTGGGTACTAAAGGCGGCGCTAGGTCTGAATATCTAGAACCTTGGGGAGGACCATTAGAATCAACTATTGATTACCAAGTTAGCGGTTGGACACCGTACAGTATTTAAAATGAGAGGAATCGTAGAAGTAGTTCAACATAAACAATCCGGAGGTTCTGAGGTTGTTTATCGGGATAATAACATGATTGTAGACGGTGGAAAACAAACTATCGTCAATATGCTAACCCATATCCCAGCTCCTTCTGGAGCTGTTGATACCTATAAAACTCCTGATGGAAGTATCTTTTACTTAGGCACTAATCTGGTTGCTGATTCCAATTATAACTCTGCGTACTTTGATTCCAGTTCTTTTTTATCCTCCACTAAGAATTCAGGAGCTGGAGCTGTTAAAAACTTCCCTCCAACAGACGACAACTTCCGAATAGTATCTGATATTTTTTGGGGGAAGACAACCCCCGCAGATGAGGTAGCACTAATATGGTCGTCAACTAGTAATCAGTCTGACGGATATCTTGCCGTAAGTGCTACGAGCCCAGGAAGTGATGATGAAATAGGAGCTAGGTTAGTTCTTAGTAGTATCTCCTGTCCTTCAGGATATTTCTATTACGTTCAGGCGGACGTTAAAAACGGTAATGGTTCTATTGCCGATAAGACCATAAAGCTTAGACAGTTAACTCCTGGCAATATCGCAACTTCTAGTGTAACTTTAGCAGCTAGTTCTAATTCAGGGTGGGCAACCAACGATTGGTTTACAGTTAGTGGGGTTTACGATTTCAGGCAACCAACCACTGGAACTACTATGTGTTTAGATGCTTTTGCGTATTCGAACACTAGTAACTTTGACGAATCACAACTTTTCATAGACAATGTGGTTGTTCGCCGCCTGCACACAAACAAGACTCCTAATCTAGATGAAATAGGAAACTACCAAATAAAAGCTATGACCTTGGGTTCTGCTAAACAGAACTTTGACGCTCATGATTCCCGGTACGGAGTGCAGTATAACTATACTGCAGCCAGCGCACAATACTTAGAGATGAGTGGCGTTAGCTCTGTTATATTTGCTAAAGCTCCTTCTCTTAATAACCATATTTTTGATACAGTAGGAAATAAAGGAAATAAAAACGTAGCCGCGCAACTATCTTATGGAAATCAAGCTAGGAGTACATCTCTGCTTCCTGAAACTCAAGTAGAAGGGGAGCCTGAGATTAAGTATTCTTATACTAATGCTAAAGGAGATACGGTAGATGCCTATTGCGTGACCAAAACCAAAGGACAGGATTACGTTATAGTTGACGCTCCCATTCCTTCACTTCCAACGCAGCCTATAACTCTGCGCTTAAACGGGGAATCTAGTGTTCCTTTTGAAGTAGCATTTTATAGAAGAACTAAGCCTAATGTTCCTTTCAGTACTGCATACGAAAAACAAGAATATTTTAATTTTGAGCGGAAGATATTCACACCCTATGAAGATTATAAAACAGTTGAATTAAAACCAAATCAACCTACTGTTGTTTCCTTCGACCCGCTACCACAAAGAGAAGATAACTTCCTAGTTAACCTTCGTAGTGATTTTGTCGCTAGGTTTATATTACCTAGAAGATACTTGTACGAAAAAGGCTTCGTTGCTTTAGAAAGTATAGAGCTTGTCGATAGTGACGTTTATTCTGTAGCTAATCCAACGTTTGGTGAGAGAGAGAATTATCTCTTTAATTCTGATTTAAGCAAATACTCCTTCTTAACCAACGCTCCAGATTACTTAGCGTCTTCTTTAGGGTTAGTGGATTTTGCCAACTGGGATGTAATAAATCCTCTATCCAACTCTTCTAACCCAATTGATGAAGCTAGTGCGTTGGGTTCAGTAACCCTGTATCGTAATTCGATAGGAGAAACCGGAGCGGTGCTGCAAGCATCTGCGTTGCAATCGTTTGACCTAAGTGCTTGTGCAAGTATATCTCAATCTTTTAATATTCCTAACTATGCGGCGGAGTGGTTCTCTACGGTAGAGTTAAATGACGGAGGTATGCACACTCCAATAATGACTATGTCTATGGATGTGTATGTGGCGTCTGCGACTTCAAAAGGAATTAAAGTGAGTTTGGTAAATGAATCTAAAGATACTTACTACGCTTTTAGGACTGACGATGCATCTGGGTATGTAGAAGGGGAATGGGGAACTAATGTTCCTTTTGAGATTAGTGAGGCAAATGGCAATGCTGTTTCCGGTGAGTTTGTAAGCGTATCTAAAGTTATTACATTACCCACAGCGTACACTAGAGATAAGTTTAGAATAATTATTGACGCTGATGGTGTTGACGGAGCTGACCATCTTGCAAAGTACATTGTTAAGAATATTCGTTTCGGACGACTGAAAGGCTGGGAGTACGGGCACCAAGCCTTAAATAACAATCCTCTTACAAATCGCTCCTCGCTACAACTTCCAGGAGGAGTCCACGGCACGGGAATAATGTTTAGTGCGGTTGACGCATTAGCCAATTTCAATGCAACCAACGGTAGTAACTTTGATGAGCTGACCTACATAGGTCAAACCTTCTCAGACATCGACCCAAACAAAAAATATAATCTAATTATCGATGCTGAGAAGCAGCAACTTAACCAAGACTCTTCAATAGCGGTTTCGTTATGGCATTCAGATTATACAAACAATCAGAACGGGGAGTCCGACGTTGCTAAATTAATCGGAATATATCACGGGGTAAACGGAGGCGGAAACAACACCGGTAATTTATACACAGGATATAACTCTATACTAAACCCCTGCGCTGCGGATAGAAAGGTTGATTCCTATCGAGGTCTTCCTACTACTAACCCAGAATACCACAATAGAGATGAGAGGGCAGTACAATTTCATCCTTCTCAATTCTTGTATGTTCCGTTAGCTCCTAACTCTAAGTATACTTTTAGTGTGGATAGCGCACGACGCGAACTATCCGCCACTTACACCTCTGAACTAGAATCTAATGCAATATCAGATAGTAGAGATGTTGGTTGTTACTTATTTTTAAACGGACCTCAGTCTACTCGTTTTTATTATAATTTTTCTCTCAAACGTTTTGTCGGAGACAAGCCCGCTGCGGAAGACCCGGATATAGAAAACTATAGATTTAGATTTAGTAAGGGAGGGAGTCCGTTTAATGAGATTAGAAACGAAGAGCAGCTAGTTTACACTCCAGCTATTAACAGACAGGCTGCGTGGATACTAAACGATGATGATACCTTTAGCGCGGGATTCGAGTTCTTTACGATTGCAAAGGATGGAGACGTAGATAAGGACGATACGAGCGCAGAGAGTATAGCAAATCAACAATGCTACGTTACAGACTTCTCAATAAGAGGAAACTATCCTACGTGCACTGATACTGTAGCTCACTTCCAATATAATTTAGCGGACGTACCTACTGAGGCTATTCAACCAAGGGTATTCTTTTATGATGGGGATGGGACTTGGACTAAAATTGGAACTAGTGAAAGCGACTTGTTTGCTGTTTCTCCACAAAGCCTAAGTGGTTCTTTAGGGGAAGGAATTCCAAGCACTGAATATTCACTATCCGGCAACAGCCAAATCTGTATTCCTATTCATGGTATGAATGAGATGATGGGAACACTAGCCAACGGAAGCGACGGAACATCTTTCGCGGCGAAAGGAAGTGCAACCGAAAATAGTACTTACAGCTTGTTCTTAATCTTTAACAAGGGCTGTTCTGTAAAAATAAATAAAGTTGAGCTAGTTGACGTTTCCCTAGGAGCTTACGGCGGTCCGATTCTATCTAATCAATCTAACATTTCTACTTCAGAAGAGGTAGACAATGTTCCTGTAGGCTTAGTAGGAGGGTGGCATACTCACTTTGTAGACCCTCAAACAGACGAGCCTGATATTCCTAAAATCTTTGTAAGAGATTTTTCCGGCACTCAATTCTTAGGTGTTTCTGGTTCGGATACGACCAAGTACCAGAAGCCTACTATTTGCTACTCAGATTACATATCTAACCTTGGCTTTACTAGTAAAGAAGCTTCCGTTGCTGTAGACCATTGGGGCGGAGGTTTCGATAGTCTGTACAAAGCTTTCCAAATATACAACACAGATACGAAAGAACGGCAGGTATGGGATTTCACAACAAATACGTGGCTGGTAGATAACGACAATTATCCTCTTTCGCTATCAAAGTATAGAAAGGTTACGAAGCCTTTTAAGGTTCCAAACGAGTCTTTAAAAGATTACTACCCAGGACATGACTGGATTACTAGTGGTATTAGTATTCCTAAGTGGGAAGGCAGAACCTCTGACCCAAGAATATTTACTGTAATGTTTGCTCCGCAGACGGGCAAAGGTCAGTTTTACCTTCGGAACCTTAGGTTCTATTCTCAGTATGACTATAAAGATGTTAGCTCTGTCTATCCTGAGTTCCCAAACCCAGAAGATACTTCAATTCAACCTGCCACGCCAGGAACTCCTGGAAAGCTAGGTCACTTCTTAAACAATATTGAGTTCTATACTTCGGCTAATTATGCAACTGGAGATAAAACTTTAGAAGAAGCCTTGGTTGATGGATGTTATCCCCCTGCGGAAGGGATATTGTATATGTCGGGCGCGGGAGGAGCAGCAACAGATACTCCCACGACGTTGTATGGAAATCTTAACCGGTTCTCCGTAATCACTCCTAATGGTTACATTCTAGAGCAGCAAAGAATGCCTTATGGCAAAAGTACTTTGTTTGATTCTAGTTGTGGATTTGTAATGCAGCCGTGTTACGATGTTTATTTTTCCTCTACTGCTAAGACAAAGGCTCCGCACGTAGGTTCTTACGGAGTATTTTACTTAACTGATAATTTATTATCCGTTTCCTCAGTTGATGTGATGGGAAGCAACGGTAACTTTGAAGGAGGTTATCTGGTTAGCGGAAGCACTAACGACCATGACGGAGCAAACAATTGGTATACAGGACTACAAGGAAGAGACTCTATATCTTTCCTTTCTTCCATAACATCAGGAACCAACCCGAATACAACCCCCGGTCAACAGTGGGCTTATGCTTCGAAGCCAGGGGATTCTAGATGGTCTTTAGTATTGTCTGGAGACGACGATGGTGAGCCTGCAAACCTTAAAGGACTGTCTTATTCGTTTAATCAAGAAACAGCTCCAAGTGGTTATAACTATTTGGCGGAGCAAGATGTTCAATTTTTAGGTGGAGACGGGCGGGACCAAACGGTAGCGCTATTAGAGCAGTCTGATACCGGAACGGATACAGAGTTCTTAGTCTTAGCCTCTGACACAGAGATGAAGTGGCTACAAGATAACAGTCCAAATGAATTTTCTTCCGTCAGCGCGGTAGGTTTTTACGAGCCACTGACTGGGGAGCTTGATGGTCACCTACAATGGCATAACCTTATATATGATACACTGGGTGCAGCATCTCCAGCAAACGCTGTTTCATCAGTCATGGCTGTAGACAATCTGTCATTGAGGAGACTTTGTGCTCCTGGAGATGATATGGCACAGCCTAGAGTTAAGTATGCGATTACACTATCACGGGATGAATGGGAGCTTCTTGATAAGAAATATGGAGGCATTGAATCTGTTGGTTTGCATACAATGAATTTGATAGAAACAGCCCGGAAACGAGGAAGCGAAAGAGCTATGGCTGTTCCCCCGTATTTGGTTTCAGGCTCACAATATCCCTTTAGTAGTACAATGACTTTGGGTGATTTGGCTGGGTATGCTGGAGCTCCTACACCCGCTGCCGTTGTTGAAGGAGCCCAATATCGAAACTCTATGTGTTTGCGGGCAAAAGAAGAGCCTGTGGATAACGTTAATAGAAAAAATGTTTCTCGGTTGTTCCATACAGGTTTTGGTTCTCCTTCCTTTGACCCATCGGGCTGGGCTTCAGGGGTTGGAAACGCAATGACCTTATCATTTAAATATAAAGTTGTTGACGATTTAGGGACTCAAGGAACTCCCAAAGGGTATGTAAGCTCTCCTCATTTTGGAGTTGTTGAGCTTGCTGGAAAACAAAATCAATGGCAAAGCTTCAATAAATCATTCTCCATAGCAGCGTCTGCCGCAGGCGAAAATGATGTCATGTGGTACTTCGCCAAAGACCAAGAAACCTCGTTGGCAGGCAGGAATGAGATTAGATTAGACGAAGTTAAATTAACTAATACTACAAATGGGGATGTAATTGCTGACTATAATTTTGCCCTCACTGATTCCGGATATCTGGACAATGATGTAAGTGCGTTCAGCACAGATTGGAGCGCTCCTAACTTTATGAGTATTGATAGAGTCTATGATGGTGCATACTACGATAGTAGCCTATATACCTCAGAACAATTAATTGAAAATGAACCCGTGTTTGATTTGTTTGCTAAGAAAGTATTTTTCCCAGGAGGATTAAAACTTGGAGATAACTCAGATAAACTAACTATAATATGGACACTATATTTTTAGCATGAATTTTAACGACTACTGCGATTACAAGGGACACCTAGAGATTTGGAAAGTTTTTCCAGATGGAGGTGAGGAGTTGCACTTTGAAGAAGACAATGTTGTTTGTAGTGGAATGGGAGCTAGCTTGGCGTTAGCTTTTGGTGCTTCAGCAACTTCAGATATAAGAAATTTTCAAATTACTTTGTTCCAACTTGGAACTGAGGGCGATAGCACTTTTAACTATCAAGTATCTTCCAATGGTAGACTAGGAGCTGCGATTGCAAGAACAGCTTATGGCGACACAATCGAAACGGTAGAACAAAGTTTAGTTGCGTCAGGCATCGAGCATAGAGGGGAGGGTTTTGGTGTAATTCCCAATGCGTACATAGATAAAGTAACGGATACAAAAGTTAGATGGCGCATAATCCTTGATGAAAACACTGCGAATAGCCAAGTTTTAAATGAGATAGGCTTGTTCAGTAAAAACCCACACCAAACGACAATAGGCAAATCTTACTTATGTGCTTATAGAAAATTTAACGACATAACAAAAACGTCGGACTTTATTCTAGATTTTAGATGGACAATTGAATTCTAATGGCTACTAATATAACTGATTTTAGCTCCGCTGGAGGCAACAATGTTCTAAAGAGAACATTTGAGGAGGGGTATTTATTCGATGCCAGCACGTTCTATAACTGGGAGCAAGATAACATTCCTCTTGCTAAATTAATCGAAAGAACTAATTTGCTTCATCAGTATGCTGGTTATCCAGGAGAAGAATACAAACCCACTACTATGACGTTATCTTCTGTAGCTGATGAGGCTAACGGAATCTATGATAACATGGATGATATTATTGCTCGGATTCCAAACAGGCTATCCTTCCCCTTACTTATTGAATTGTGTACTTACGGGGACTTAGGAGCAGTAACCTTCAATGATATTACTACAGTTGGTCAAGGAAAGCTTGAAGTTAGAAACCAAAACTTTGGCTATGGACCTTCTGCCGTAACCAAGACTGTGGTTGCTCTTACAGCCGCCGGGAAAACTGAAGCTAGTATTAATGACCAAATTACAAACCCGTCCGGTACTACTTTACAGTTTAGCGCTCTAACTAAAATTCATAGCCCTAATGAGGCTAGTGGACTTCAAGGCAGTATTAAAGCAGTCTCCTCAGTACGCCTAGGGGAAATTTTTTATAATGGCACTGCCTTAGCACAACAAGATACTGTAACGAAAAATTATTTTACCACTGTCTTTGCTCAGAAAGCTCCCGACACAAATAATGAATCGGATAGAATGTACTTCTCTAAAGGAGCTGAATTCACTGCTACTGATGAGATAACCATTAATCCATATAAAAGAAGCATAGACAAATCTATTGTTAGTAGTGTCGTAGCCACTAGAACCGATTTTGCTCCTAGAACCCAATCAGGGTTCGGGGAAAACTTAGAAATAAGAAGAGTGCAGCTAGATGATGATAATGAAGCTGCAGCTACGTACGGTAAAAACAGATTATCCGTTGCTATGTATGGCAACTATTTCCGTGGGGTTACGGTAAAAAACTGTAACGGGGATATTAAGTTTACAAATATCTGTGTTGACGGAGCTAGTGGAACAGACTCTGAAGCTTCGTTCTTGCTAAGCCACAATACGGAACACGGATTCGACGTAAACTCTTCTGATATTATTTTACAAAACGCAGCGGTTTGTAGAACACGGTCTAGCGGCTTCCGTTTCAGAAACTCCGAGATTGGTGTTTTGGGAAACATGATTGCCTATAGAGTTTACCCAAAAAATACTGATGGAACGCGAAGTAAAAAGTATTTTGGTACGGGACTGAAATCAAATAATTCTACTATTGTTTTTTCTGATACCCCATTAGGCACGGGGGTTTTAACCTCATTCAACCGGTTCCAAGTTACGTTCGCTAAGAATGATATTGGAATTCAATTAAATAACTCGACAATTGAAGGAGGCACTTTCCAAGATGGAGAAGTTCGTCCTAACGCTGGAGGTCTTGATTATACTACAGGCATTATTCAATCCTATCAAAATTATCTCTACGGCGTGGAGGCTATTAACTCTGAGTTAAATTATTTGGGACGTTGGGATGTGTTTAATAATAGAGAAGGATTTAAATTATTAAACAGTGTTATGAGGTCTCCTCAGTTTACGTCTGATGATAACCAAGGACTAGGCATTAATTTAGAGGGCTCTCAACTAGTATACGGCTACCGAGGAGACGAGCTTTATGGATATAATGCCGGTGGAAATTACAGAATACCCAACGGGGGTCAGGTTTTTAACGGAACTTGGTTACAAAGCAAACCCGCTTTTGCGGTAAGCTATAATGGACAGAACCTAAGGGCAGCTAACAACTCTTCAGTAAAACCTTGGTACCAAGATACAAATGCCTCCTCTATCCCAGACTACATGGGCAACTGGGGAGGACAATCAATAGATTACTACGAAGGAAGAAACGACACTGATAATGCTGCTTCCGGAAGCTTTGCAACTTGGCACGGCTCGGAGTATTCTAGGTATAAGAATGACGCCGGGTATAATGGAGGCAGCGCAACCGATGTTCCTTGTGTGGTTGTTGAAGGAAACTCTGATGTGGAGTTAGTTAACTTCTGCGCAGCTGCCGAGGAGAACTCTCCAGGCAAAGGTAGAATCGCCTACGTAACAGACGGTTCTAAAGTAGCGTTTAGAGGAACGAATGCGTCTAATACTACATTCTTCTTGGATACTAGTGGAGGAACTATAGGTTCTCAAGCACGAGTCTGGACTTCTAGCCCTATCTGTGCGGATAATGGTTCGACTATTGAACTTACTGGACCTACTAAAATTTCTAGATTTGGAGTTGGCGCATTAGCGGATAACAATTCTCTAGTTAAGTTCACTACTCCCTCAAACGGAGCTATCCCGGAAGTGGTTAAGTATGGTCTCCTAGATAGTAGAAATCATACTCAGGTAGAAGTGCACTCTAGTAGAGCCTGCTTTGTTGCAAATAAAAACTCAGGAATTATATTAGAAAACCTAGGCGGATTCCCGTTCGGATTTGTAAGCAGTGTTCCTGGAGCCGCAGGACAAGGCACAGCACCTTCTTCGATATCAGTCAAGTACTCAGGTCTTTACAAGAGCGAAAATTATATAACGTCTTCACTGTGGTGGAGTTCCTGTAGTGGAGCATACGTGCAAACGTATCCTAATGGCTTCAGCACAAACACTCCAGCTGCGTACAATGCTGCAACCTCAGCTACGGGCAAAGCTCACAGACAAAGTAGATTACTTGTTGATACCGCGTCCGAAGCCATGGATAACGTTACCACGGGAGGTATGGTTGCAAGGGCTGTTAACGGAAGTTACATCGATGTTCTTGGTGTAAACTTTAAGATGGATGTTAATAAGCACAACTTATCAGGGGTAGTTTATAATCCTACTAATTATGGACGCGAACAGTATCCTGATGGAGAACCCGGAAATGATTGGGGAGACCAAGCCACAAGTGGAGGTTTCCAAGGAAATGGAGGTGGAGGTGCTTACGAAGGCGGAATAGGTCAAGGCAATCAGTATCAGTACGATTTCTCTTCAGATTGTTCACAAATGCCTCCTATACATTTCCAAGCATCTAGCTTTGGAACTAGATTGCATATTTGGAATATCGCGGATACTTCCAGAATCAAAGTTCAAGATGTATTAATTAATGGTAATAACCCATACTCGGAATGCGTATCTAAAGGATATCATGGACCTTCCGGCAAATGGGGTAATGGAGTAGCCTTGGATTATTTCGGTGAATTTGGTGCGGCACAAAGGTATGCAACGTATACTCCGGGTAACCCTAACAATAATGGTGAAGTGGGAGCTGCTGGGTTCCAAAACTATGGTATCTTTAGGTTGATGCTAGGACACAGAGGGGATGTTAAAACTTTCTATGGAGTTAGCTCAGACCTGTGGCAAAATAGTGTGACGCCAACATCTGGCTCTTACCAATATACTTTCGGCGCTGACGGGGAAGGTTGGGCATTAGACCAAATCAACTCTCAAGGATATATGAGTTTCTTTGGACAAGGTAACTCGCTTCCTGGAGCTTTATCGAATGGTGCTCAAGGTAGAAGGTACTTCACTCAAATAAACCCAGCTACCCAAGACAGATTTAGTACTTCTGGAGCTGATTATGTGTTTGGTTTTGGATTACCTGCTGGTACTATGGGAGTTGCTTCTTATGTTAACCCGGATATTAACTACTATACCCCGGCTAGCTTTAACCCAGGCAGCGCTTCAGGTATGGACATTAACCCATATATTGAAAATACTGATTCTGGTTTAACAAATATAACTGCTTCTCCTGCGTTTGCCATCCCACCACTTCACGGAGATTGGCAAGGATACATGAGAAACTTTGTAGATGAGTCGGGAGCCTGCTTATTCCAAAATGCAAAACACCTAGCCACTAGACAAATTGGAGGCATATCTATATACAGAAGCACCGTGTCTACGGGAGGTGAAGGCAGAGATGGTTCTCCTACTGCCGTAGATTTTAGTCCTGGGGTGCGTTCACTCAACATCTTTGATTTAGATTCCTTAGTATAATGACTGATAAAATTAATAAAAATATTCGGTATTACTTACCAAACGACCCGTATTACTACGAGGTCGATAATCTACCTTTGCAAGATTTGTTGACGAACGATGAGAGACTTCAGATTCAGATTGACGACCTTCGCTCCCAATTGGATGTTACTCAGGGACGAGCTTCATTCGGGGAACTAAAACCCTTCTTATCAGACGGCGACCCCGGTAGAGTCTTTGTTAACCCTGGTAATTTTTTGGCGAGAATGGATTCAGCGTCCGACAGGTTTACGGGACTAGAAGAAACCCAAGACAATCAGGATTTAAGTTTACCAACGGCTGACGTAAAAACCACTGACGTAGAATCAAATGCGCAATTTCTTGCTAGCGGAACTGCGAGAACGTCTTTAGTTAGACTAAGATTAAATGAAGACGGCACCGTACCTAGTGTTCCGATTTCTGCCGGAAACGTAGAGGACTACCCAGCAGATTCAGACTCCCTGCCTCCTGCGTACAGACTAGACTTAGTGTACGTCAAAGCAGAGAAATCCGAAGACCAAGACGGAGGAACCCCGTCCTTGTCTGTTTTACGAGGAGCTTATTTTATTAGAGGAGCTAACGGTGCTTTCGGCAGGTCAGGAACCGACCTACCTCGATACGAAAACACTGGCACAAAGAGCAATCCTAGAACAATGATTCAGGATGTAAATAATGTACCTCCTGTATTAATCGAAGCAAAGACTAACCCTGGAGATGGCAAACCTTTATTTACAACTGTTCCTACTGCTGATATTTTAAATTCAAAAGGATATGAAAACACTCCGCTTCGCCAAAGTCCTGATGGAGCGTCTATCAATGTTGCTGATTTAGTTGATTATGTTGCTAGCCAAAGCAATAGTAGTTTTGGATTACCTATATGTTACGTACTAGTTCCTTTCAATTATATTGAAGGCACGGCATTAACAGAAGATAATCTCATTGATATAAGACCATTCTTTAGGTCTAATGAATTAACATTACCTGAAAGACAGGCGATTGCTACTGCTGATGCTCCTAACATACTAAATCCGTTCACTACTCTACGGTCGATTAATAAAAAGTTTGCCTACGAAATTAATAGAAACTTCAGTGCAGGCACCATTCAATCTCAAATAGACCAGCTCAATACGTTAATTGGAACTCTCCAAGCTCAAGTAGACAATATTCCTATTATTGGAGAGCAAACAGTAGGTACGTCCGTGTCTTGGCTTTCAACTCCATACACAATCCTTAGTAATGTTACCGGCACTAAACCTTTAACAACCGTAAAGCTTAAAACTATTCCTGGGTTAGAAAACATACATAGCCAAATCACTAACATTTTATTCACCGCTTATGCATTTCAGGCTGGACCTGACGGCGGAGGCTTCGAAAACGGTGCAGGAACACTTGAAGTAGGAGCTCCAGGATATGCAATGTTCGTTGCTCTGGCATGTCGTGCTGCTGGTTCGCGAGACTTAACCGGCGCTGGTGGAGGTGCCAACTGGCAACCAGTAGGAAGGGACGATTCTGGGGATAACGCGATTCAATATGAAATTCCTCTTAGGTTTGACGAGGGAGTATACTACAAAGTAGTTGGCTACACCACAGGAATTGCATTGCAACGCGGATAATTAATACTATATAACTTATTATGTGGAAAACCATTCTTGAACAACTGAACGCTGCTATCGCCCGAAACTGGGATTGGCTCCTCGCTCTAGTCGCGGGGTTCGTCCTTGGTGTTTTTGCGGTATGAGGCTCCTAGTCGCATTTACTCTTCTGTTTGCTAGTTGCTCAATGCTCGCCCCGATTGGCTTCGGTGCTGGCGGAGCAGCAGCAGGAAGTTTAGCGGGTCCAGGAGGAGCTGCAGCAGGAGCAGCAGTAGGAGTCGCGGTAGCCCAAAGTACCTTTCCCGACGACTCTTCTGACCCGGAGCCAATAGGACCGGTAGCTTCTTCCCTTAATGAAGCAGGTGACCTTCTCCAAAAAGTTGGTTATTGGTACCTACTTATCTTTGTTGTGGTACCGCTCCTAAGTAAGAGGTTTAGAACATGGGCAAAAGATAATATGCCTTTACCTACTAACTTCGCAAAAAAAACAAAAAAAGAAGTTGATTTGTATAAGCAAAGACTAGATAAATTAGAATCAATAGTAAAGACCACGCCCGAAGGTGCGCGTCTTTTAGTTGAGGAGAATTAATTATGAAATATATCGCGCAAGACAACAACTCTTTAGGCATTAAAGGAGTTCCCCAAGATTTTGTAAATCACCTTATGGAAGGTTTAGGAGCTGCTCCAGTCGGTGAGGCTGAAGAAATCCCCGCTCTGTACGAGAACAATGGTAGTGTTTTTGGTTTGGAAGAAACTGTTTATGAGCACGAAGACTTTATGTTCTTAAAGCTAGCAGAACTTTCAGACACTCAGTACAGCCAACTTACTGAATCTAATGTTATAACTGAAAACGTAGTATTTAATGACGTTGAGTATGGACTGTCTGAGGACATCTACGAAATCGAAGGTGAATACTATGTCGGTCTTACTGAAGACGTTGAAGCAGAAGAAGATAACGAAACTGTTTTAACCGTTGAAGGTAGAGACTACATTGTTTGTGAGAGTGAAGAGGATGCGGATTTTGTCGCTTTCTTATCTGAAGATGAAAACGGTGAATTTATTGTCGTTGATGAAGACGATGAGTATGAGCACGCTCTTTATGTTAAGGAAGTAAACTAATGGCAAAAAGCATGGCTCAAATGGCTGATGAAATACTCAGCACTTATGGTGTTTCTGATGAGGAAGGTAATGTTCAATCCTTTCCTACTCAGAGCATCAATGAGTCCATGCAATCCCCTAGATTACCCAAGGCATCTTCCGCTGGAGTTCCTGTTCACGAAGCTCTTCCTCCTTGTACTGATAATGCAAGAAATCTTTTTATTCAATCTGCTTTACTTGCGGAAGGTAAAATGAAAGATTTGCAGATAAAGGCTGAGGAAGGTGATAAGGAGGCTCAAAAGAAATTAAAGAACATTAATGACCCTAACTTCCGCCCAGGGCAACAAAATAGGCATGCATCGAAACGGCTGAAGAAAACTTTAACTAAGGAAGAAATTGAAGTTCTTAAAGCTGCTAGACACATACTTCAAGAAATGACTACGGTAGGTGCCATTGGCGTGAATATGGGAGGACCAGGACATACACCTGCTCCTTCGTATTCGTACCCAGGTCTTAAGAAGGATAAGAAGAAAAAGAAAAAGAAAAAAGTTCAGGTTGCCGAAGGGCATGTAGTTCAAGGAGACCCGATGTTTTCTAAAGCATGGAACTCTGGCATTGTAACCAAGATTCCCGATAGTTCAACCGTATACTTTACGGGAAAGCCACAAAAAATTAAAAGGAGAAAGAAATGAGTTTACTAAGAGATTTTTATGGATTTGGTCACGTTGAAATTATTAGTGAGTCTCGTGGCGGAAATGGAAACATGAAAGTTAGAGGTCTGTTCCAAGAGGCAGAAAAAGCGAATGGTAACAAAAGAATCTATAAAAAAGATACTCTTGCGCGAGAAGTTAATAGATTGCAGGAAATGATTGCCGAAAGAAGATTAGTCGGTGAGCTAGACCATCCTTCTAATGAAGTAGTTCACTTAACTAATGCTTCCCATTTAATAACTGGTTTGCATATGGAAGGCAACCAAGTTATAGGAGAAGCAGAGATTTTAAACACCCCTTCCGGTAAAGTTCTTCAAGAACTACTAAAGGCAGGTGTTAAGATTGGTATCTCATCTAGAGGCACCGGAACACTAACTCCTATTGTAGGTGAAAACCATATGCAAGTTGGAGACAACCTAAAGATGATTACATGGGATATGGTGTCCGACCCCTCCTGTCAGGGAGCATTCCCTACCCTTCAAGAATCTCAACTAGTGTCCGAACAAAGGGAGCATATAGTAGAGAATCTTGAAAACTTAAAAGCAGAAAAAGTTTTTATTACTGCGCTAAAGAAAAAACTGCGCAAAAAGTAAAATTTTTTTAGCGTTTGGATTTTAAACAAGTAAATAACTGTACTAGAGGAAACCATGGAAAACAAAATTCAACAAATCATTGGCACTTTGACCGAAGGTATTTCGGAGCAAAGTGTTGAAGAAGTGTGTTCTCTGGTTGATGAAGTTGTAGAAGAACGAGTTCAAGAGCAAGTTAATCTTCTTGAATCAAAAGTTAGTTCTTTTTTACGTCTTAAATTAGATGAGATGCGTCATGCTGCAAGACAAGAGTTCGAAGCAAGTGATGAGAATGCTCGCGCTTTAAAAATATATGAAGCCGTTAAGACTTTGGTTGCAACCGACATAGACCATGAAGACATGAATTCTGCCTTAGGCGAGTATGAAGCTAAGATTTCTGAACTGGAGGAATCCGTTGGAAGTCTGAACGAAAGCTTAAACATCGCTGCACAGGAGAACGTTCTTCTTGAGGGTAAAGTTAGAACCCTTGAAGAATCCAACGCGGAATTAGAAGAAGGCGTTGCTAATCTACAAGAGCAACGAGCAAACTTAGAAGAGGCAGCTTCACTGCCCTTCAAGTCTTCTGAATCCGCTGTAGTAATCACTAATGACCCAGACCGAAAGGTACTCTCCGAGCAGGCAAGCGCCAATCGCTTCCTATCCGAGGATGTTATTAGACTCTCACAATTGATTAATGAGGGGAGAAAGTAAAAATGCAATATCTCACTGAAAATTCTAGAGAGGGTAATCCTCTCATTCATAAGTGGGAGCCTATTCTTGAGGGTATTGATGACGCGTATGTTCGCGAGTCTACTGCTGTCCTTCTTGAAAACCAAGCTCGTAGCGTCCTTACTGACATGCAGAAAGAGAACGGCGGCTTGCTTTCAGAAGATACTACTGTAGGCAACCTCGGTACCTTTCAAAAGTTCGCTTTCCCACTAGTTCGCCGCGTGTTCCCGGAACTAATTGCTAACAAGATTGCTGGTGTTCAGCCCATGCAAGGTCCAGTTTCTCAGGTATTCTACTTAGGTAGTGACCGAGTTACTAACCCTGCCGGTGGTGAAGGTAACACTATGTACAGCAGATTTAACATCACTTATGCAGGCAAGATTGCTACTACCCAGGGTAACCTAGGCGCACTTGATGTAAGCACTGACGCTGCTGGCGCTGGCGGTAAGACTCTATCTGGTCTTTCTGGTAACGCTTTTACTGCATCACCTGATACAGTCGGTGGTTTCATTGCGAACTTCCCAAGTTCTGTTGCTCCAACTGATTACTACGGTGCTAAGTACAACGTATCTGCTGGTGAAAGACTTTCTGGTTCAGCTATTCCTCAAATTAACTTCCACATCGAACAGCAGGCAGTTACGGCTCGTACCCGTAAGTTCCGTGCTCTCTGGACGTTAGAGGCTGCACAAGACCTTCGTGCTTATCACAACCTTGACCTAGAGCGTGAACTGACTGACCTTCTTGGTAAGGAAGTTGCTCTTGAGATTGACCGTGAAATCATCGAAGACATTCGTAACCTAGCTTACGATTGGGGTCTGAACTCTGCTGCATGGGGTTATCGTGGCAGCCTGGAACAGCCTAACGCTAACAACTTTGGTAGCGATGGCGTAAACTTTACTCCAGGCGCATTCGATTACGCTATGAATGGTGTCGATAATGCCAACAAGTTTGGTGTTACTACCGACCAATACGATTCCACTAACGGTTACTTTGGTACTAACCCTGCTGGCTCGCTACAAAACGTCCTTCTTGTGGACTTTGGTACGAGTGCACTTGGTCTAGCTCCTCGTCACGTTGGTGAAGTATATGCCAACTTGTTGGCTGCGATTCAGTTCGCTTCGCAAGATATCTACAAGAGTACCTTGCGTGGTGCTGCTAACTGGATTGTTACTTCTCCATTCATGGCTGCTATCCTTTACTCAGCTTCTAAGCTTGAGGGTGGCGCACCTAAGGAGGAAATCGGCACTCTCGGTGCTAACATCCAATACAAAGGTAAGTTCATGGGTCAGTTCGACGTTTACGTTGACCCGCTTTACCCAGATGATGAAATCATGCTGGGCTACAAAGGTTCTTCACCTATGGATGCTGGCTACTGCTACTGCCCATACATTCCGCTCCAGATGCTACCAACCATTACGGACCCAGAAACCTTCCAACCTAGAAAGGGCTTGCTCACTAGGTACGGCAAGGTCGGTATTGGACCTGAGTCCAGATTCTACCGAATCATCCGTATTATCGGCGCGAACTCTAACTACCTGTTAACTCCGTTCGCTAAGGCATCTCTGAATAGCCAAGTCGCTCCCTAACGGATAACGACTGATTAATAATAGAAGCCCGCTCTTTTTGAGTGGGCTTCTTCTTTTTATTGGGCTATATAATAGTATACCCATGGCTAAGTTTGTTGTACCTAATTCTTCCTACGGCTCTACTTTTGGCGTTAGAGTAGGAGAAGACCCAGGAGTTGCCGCGTCTGCGTTAACCACTTCTGGCAATGAAATTGATTTTGATTCGCTAAATCGTCGTCGTTTTACCGATAGAGTTGCCTTTAATGAGTTTTATACTATTATAAAAGATTCTGTAAAAGCTAGATTAGGACATCCAGTAGTAAGAGTAGAACTAACAAACTTCCAGATATTAACTGCTATAGATGAAGCTATATCTAGATTAGATTATCATGCTCCTGATTGGTGTATAAACTATATGACGTTTCAAACACAGCTGGGTGTAGGCTTATATAAACTACCTAAGTTCGTTTTAAATAATCTACAATACGCAGCATACAAAAAAACATTATTGTCTATTGCAGAGCAATCAGGAACTCTAGAGTTTGATTTCTTCATTAAATATTTCCAGGAAAACTTCTTGTTCCAAGATTTTGGAGTAGCTGATTTCTTTATCCTACAAACTTCTTTAAAAACCATGAGAAGAGTTCTAGGTAGAGAGGGTATGTTTAACGTGGTTAATGGTGAATACCTACAGCTGTTCCCTGTCCCTACGAGTATTAACGAACAGGTTGTGGTTATATTCAAAGCTCTAAACACTCCTACACTTCACCACTATTATATTAATTGGCTGCAAAGATATGCTACCGCTGTGTCTAAAGGTATTCTTGGTCAAATAAGAGGTAAGTATACTACACTACCTTCTCCTGCTGGTGGAGCACAGCTAAATGGTCCTCAACTATCACAAGAGTCTGAAGCTGAGAAAGCTACACTATTACAAGAGCTTCTAACTGAAATCGAAGAACCGCCAGCCGCATTCACTACCTTTGGATAATGGTTACTAAAACTACCTTATCTGGAAACTTAACTCCTCCTAATCCTCCTGTTGACCAGGAGATACTAGTTATTAATAGTGCCTCGGGTTTTGTTAACTCTAGTGCAAAACTATACAACGACTTGTACGATGAGCTTCAAGAGCTGGATAGGAAAAATAATAACAGAGTAAATTTTTATCGGGAGTATACTCAGTCCCTGATGGATAATCTTAGAGGGTTTAGTATCGTAGATACGCAGGGGAGAGCTATAGAAGATATTGAGGTTATCTTTGCCAACCAAGAGAGAGCTGTTGCTAAACTATCTGAAACAAGAACTTTTAAATTACCTCTAGTTTCCGTCTCTATTATCAACACCCAGGAAGATGTAAACAGAAGAAAGCCTGATTTTAATGTTGTTATGGAAAGAAAGTTTGACGTTGAGACTAGAAGGGCTCAGAGAGTAGTTTCCTTAGCTCCTAAAGCCCTGAACCTGATGTATAGGATAAACTTGTGGGCAAAGTACATCGAAGATTTAAACCAACTCTCCGAGCAGCTGGAGGACAGCTTCAGACCCTCCATGCCAGTTACCACTTCTTTCGGAAAGGGCACTCCAGCATTCATTGCGTACTCTACAGACCAATCAACTTTGAGTGTAGGGGATAGACAGGATAGAATAGTTCAAAAAGCTTTTACCGTTAACGTGGAGGGATACCTTCCACAGCACAAATATCTCCTTGCAACTAACGGGAAGATTAAGAGTTTGGTTGTTCCTACAGAACTTACATAAAAAGTTTACCATTATCTCGTCGGAAACTTCTAAATAATACATAGAGAAGAGAATGGCTAAAAAAACCACAACTAAAAAATCAACTCCCAAAACTACTCCCGTTGTTACGCCTAAAACTATGCGAGTCGCTAATGTTTGCGGTAGTGGACTAGAACTTATTCTGATGATTAAAGGTGAGTGGCAACATTTCTGGCTAAATCCGGGTGACGCTATTTCAGTTCCCAGGGTTACTCTTTCTTCCACCGCAAATTCACATCTTCAGAATAGGTTAATTGAAGTAACAAATGAAAACTAGGAGAATATAAATGGCAAGTTTCGTAAGTCCCGGAAATTATGTAATAGAAAAAGATTTTTCTGATTACATCCCTTCCCTCAACAGCAGTGTTGTTGGGGTTCTCGGCTTTGGGTCTAAAGGTCCCGTAGATAAGGCAATCTTAGTATCTAATGCAGAGCAGTTAATCAACACTTTTGGTGACCCAAGAACTGTTGTTGGCGGTCAGGGTCTGTGGGGTGCTTACCAAATTCTGGAGAGAACAAACTCAGTTTACTTCGTTCGTGCAGCAGCTCAAACACAAAGTGCTGCTAGCGTAAACGTATCGGCTGGTACTCAGCCTGCTGTCTGGGTTTCCTCCCTAAGTGGTCTTAACGAATCGGCTGGTGTTGGAGTTTCTTACGCTTTCCTCATTGATGTTTGGAACCAAGATGGAGTTCAAGTAAGCCCTGATAACCCTTACGTTGTCGGTGTGCCAAGCTCTACTGACCAAGACCAAGTTATTAATACTATTAACGAAACTGTAGCCACGTACCTAGATGAATCTGCTCCGTTTACTTTCGTTAGCGGCGATGAAGGACACGTTGGCGCTTTCGTTTCTAAGTTCGCTGGCGCAGGTGCTTACATGAAAGTTCGCGGTTTTGCCAGTACTGCAAGCCACTTTAGCGCTTTAGGCTCTACTGGTCAGGTCGCTGGTGGTGGAGATGTATCTCTACAAGGACCTGGAGGAACTGTAGCTCAACCTTCTGTAAGTGATTTACGAAGTAACGCTGGCTTCTTAGACAACGACGATAAGCCTTTCGGAGCTCCTAGCTCTATGGCTGGTCCTGCGGGGGGTCTGAGACTGTTTGGAACTCCTGGTGTTGATTATACTGCCATGGGAGACGTTCAGCACAGTTGGAGATTTGCCGAAGGTGGACTATCGGGACTTCCCACTGATGCAGACGCATCAGGCTGGGTCGGCTCTGGCGTATACTCTCTAGGTAATACCATAGCTCCTACCTCGGCAACGGGTGGTACGATTAACCTACAATCACTACATCCAGGCTTAGGGTATAACTACTCTTCTACTAATACAGGCACTGGAGTCACTACCTATGGCTTGCGAGCTGCGGTTACTGCCAAGAGAGGCAAGGATACCGTCTTTGATATGCAAAGTGACGGCGCTACCGCTGAGAGCAATATTGTAGATTTTGTTAATGACCCGAACAGCACTCTTTACGATGTTATGGATGTGCTTAATACCAATACTTATGGCAATAACGAAACGTCAGACTTGTACTACGCTAGATTTGCTTACGTAGACTCTAACAACTTCTATGCAGGAGCGGCTACAACTACCAGACCTACTACGTACAGTGGAACGTTCACGGCAGCTGCACAAAATGGTGTTAGTGGTAACGCCCAACAAGGCATTAGTTACGCAGCTTCATTAGCTCTTAACAACGCTAACGGTGCACAAACACTAACCTTCCCTAAAGTACTCGCAGGAAACTACGACTTTGTTAGCGGGGTAAATGGTGACGCAGGTAGCTACAACAACAGCCTAACTAATACTAATGTAACTCAAGCGCTGATTGGAAACCAAGTAAACAGAAGCGGTATGCAGGCTTTCAGAGATGATACCTTAAACCTATCTCTGTGCCTAGTTCCAGGTATTACTACGCAATCAGTTCAAAATAACTTAGTAACAGTTGCTGAGCAAACTCAAAACTTCTTAGCTGTACTATCTCCCCCACAAGGATTGAAAACTGCACAAGAAGCCATCAACTGGCATAACGGAAAAGGTGATGGAAGAACTTCTCCACTTAACTCCTCTTACGCTGCTATTTATTGGTCATGGCTAAAGACTTTCAATGTCTTCACTGCTACCGACCAGTATCTAGACCCAGGTGTGTTTGCTGTCAGACAGATGGCATTCACAGATGAAGTTGCAGACCCATGGTTTGCTCCTGCTGGTTTGAGAAGAGGCAGACTAACCAAGCCTACTGAAGCTGAAGTTACTCTTAACCAAGGCGACAGAGATACTCTATACGCTGGAGGCAACGTAATCAACCCAATTGTAAGCTTCCCTCAGGACGGTTTAGTAATCTTCGGGCAAAGAACTGCTCAAAGAGCCTCTACCGCCCTGGATAGAATTAACGTAAGACGACTAATGATTCAAATTAGGAAACAAATCCTAGCTGGTACTAGACGCTTTGTGTTCGAACCTAATGATGCAATCACTAGACAACAAATTGTTGATGTTCTGCAACCACTCTTGCAAGACATTAAAGACCGTAGAGGCTTAGACGCCTTTAAGGTAATCTGCGATGAGACAGTAAATACTCCAGCTAGAATCGATAGAAACGAACTCTGGTGTAAGGTAATCGTACAGCCTACGAAAACTGCAGAAATTGTCGTATTCGAAATCAACGTAACTAGCCAGACTGGAGGAGTGGCAAGCGCTAGCTAGGACCCTATATAATACAGGAGATTAAACAATGGCATTTAACGTAGAAGCAGTAGACGAGTTTTGGAGGCAAAGCTCCCGTGAACTTGATATCGACATCACCGAAGGTCACAAACTCACACATATGTACGATTCTTTTCGGGCGTATGGGTGGATTGTTAGAATCCCTAATATAGCTGGTATTCTTGGTACAGTAGATAACTTCTTTAATTTTACTGACACCAACGATACCTTAACGTTAGCAGCTCGCCGTGTAACTGGTCTTTCCTATAACGTAGAAACTATCGACGTTAACAAAGTTAACGATAGATTTTACTATCCTGGACGACCTTCTACGCAAACGGCTACCATTTCCTTTGATAATATGATTAAAGGAGATACTGCTAAGTTACTATATGCGTGGATGAGAACAACTTATGACCCAATCTTTGGTACCCACTCGAACCCTGTCATCGCAGGCGACCAATTCAAGAGAACGATAGAAGTTATTCAATTAGATAACCAGCGCAATCCAAAACTGGTAGCTAAGCTTTATGGCGCGTTCCCAATCAAATGGTCTATTGGCGAACTTTCTTATGGCACGAATGATTTTGCAACTATTGATTGCGAAATCAAGTACGATATGATTGTACAATATAAAACCACTGATAGCGCCTTTGAAAACTTTTTAGGAAGCCTCATTCCCGGGCTTGGCTAATAAATAATTAAAGTTCCCAAAAAGGCTTCCTATCTAATGGTGGGGAGCCTTTTATATTGACATGGAATCTATCTTCGACCAACTAATGGAATCTTATGAAGCCATCCGTAAGAGAAAATATTCTCTTACGGAACAGGAAGATGCCTCTACTAAAGATAAAGGTCGTCAAGAGCTAAGTAGAAGATATAATTCCATGATGGGGGGTACGGCAAAATTACCCGACGCACAAAAGAATCAAATTAAAGCAGACCTTCTACAAAAATTACAAGTGCCTCCCGAACAGATGAGAGGAACTGGGGGGACTTACGACCCCATGTATATTCCTTCGCAAAAAGCTGGCTCATTACCTAAGGTGGAGTTCCGCACACAAAAAGGAACAAGATACACTCTTAGTGTTGGCGGGGGACATACAGGAATCAACAGTAAAACTCTAGCGGGAGCTATAGAGTATTTGCAAGGTGATATTGCGGATGATGAAGGAGCTCAAGCAAATTTAAAGGCTGAGCCTGGAGGGGAACAGGCACCCGAAACAGAAAGCGACGGAACTGTATTCGACACAAACACAGGACAAGAAATTGACCAAACAGCAGACTACGTTCCTTATGAAGCTCAGCCAGGAGAGATAGAGAAAGCCGCGCAAAAGATGGATGGTGTTATTCCTGGTATAGATGCTCAGGATTTATTCGATAGAATCACATTAGCTCCTACAGGTGCCAACACCAAGTTGATGAAGTTCAAAAGGTCTCTACGTGGTGGGGATACTCCGTGGGTAGCTCCAGAAGTACAAAAAGAAATTTTTAATGCGCATGTGGATTTGATAGGCGTAGCAAAAAAAATCAAAGAGGGCTCTTACATTGATGATTCTGATTTAACTCCCAGGGAAAGAAAACTCTTAGATTCTTTTGTTTGCCGTAACCCTAAAACCAATGCGGGTTCTTGGTTTGGAAGAAGACAAGCCATGGACTCGGTTAAGAGAGTAGCCCCTAACTTCGCAGCCTATTTAGAGGGTATGGCTTCTTCCCCTCAATACGCAGGGCAAGAGATGTATGGCATGTCTATGGGTAGCTACACTCAAGATATTTGTTCTCAATTTAAAGGCATAGAAGTGAGGAGCGCTACGGGGGATACCCGACCCGCTATCTTTAACTCTAGTGTTGGTGGTGGGGCAGGTAACATCTATCAAGTTTTAGGAACTAAGAAAGAAGATTTGATGATTGGAACTTTAAATACTTTTTTCGGCACCGAATCTGTGGCTACCACTGTCGAAGCCATGGAAGCATTTGCTCAAGCTATCAAGGATGTCTGCGATTTGGGAGAGCAAATACAGAACTTTGTTGTTACTGATGGCAACTTAGGCATGACGTTTGAGCATGAGGATGCTAGAGTCGCTTCTGAATCTCTACTAAAAGACATAGACACCGACAATTGTAACAAAGCTGCTGTCGATTATATAAAAGACACCATTAAAGAATCATATTTCTTAGCTCGGGTAGCGAAAAATGCAGGGGTATCCCCTACTGGAGTTACTTCAAGAGGTAAGGTTTCTACAGCCACAACTAAAGCAGATTTTATGGTAGAGTTTGCTAGTGTAAACGATGCACAAAAGTTCGCTCAAGCCCTTAGTGATTTGGGAGCAGGACAGGTAACGGTTGACACTACCGGGGGTGGCGGCGTAGGTGTATCACTAAAATCTCAAAGCGGGTTTGATAAAGATACTCCATCAGGCAGCTCTTACTATACTCCTGCATATGCTTACCACAACACCCCCTGCGAAACTTTATCTACTGCAGCACAAAGGCAGAAGTGTGAGGAAGCAGCAGAGTTTACATCTACCAGGAAGAAATTCTTAAAGCCCTCACAGCGTAATGTAGCAGAGAAGGCTATGGAAGTAGATGCTGTTATTGCTCGTTCAGCAGAGGCTATGTTTGGCTCTGATGCTAGAGCTCGCTCTTCAATTAAAGCTACATTCTCCGTTTTGTTAGGAGACGTGGCTGATGGGGATGTGGATACTCTACGAATGCTTAGTGAGTGGCAACAAGAAATCGATACCGCCATAGCTAGCAAGGATAATACTGCCATTGGTAATGCTAGAATTAATTTTATTCGTCGCCTGAGGCAGTTGAAAGCAGAGCAAGACCCTTCTCTAAACGAAGGTTTTGCAATGAATGATTTGATTAGCTCCTTCGTCACCGAAGAGGATGACGCTATGATGAAAGCTATGAGAGGGGAGATACGCTTCGCTGGCAACCATCAAGTAGCCAAATATGTTTTAAGCAAAGCTAAGCCTACGAGAACCCCATCTGGAGGTTATACTTGGACTATAGGTAACGAGGTTGTGTTCTCCACTGACCTAAGAGGAAAAACTTCTCGGGGTGGAGGAGTGTTCTATCCTAAGATGGAAGCAAAGATTAAACCTAAACTCTTTGATATACTTGCAACAGCAATCTCAGAGAATACTAATTCAGTCGGAGAAGAAAAAATTTACAGGAAGCTTAATGAACTCATCGAAGCTATACATGTAGCAGTCTCCAAATAACTCTACATGCTTTAGAGCGTATTTAACATTAGAAACCACGACTGCCTTTCTTCTAGTTTTTTGGTACACCATCAACCAATCCTTATTGGCTGCTTTTGCATCTCTCTTAGCTTGGTCGATAAATGCCCAAAAATCTGATTTAGGTTTGAACAAATCGTCAAGCTCAACCGTGTACCCTGATTTACACTCAATAACAAATTTAAATTTTTCTGGTGTAATTAAGTCCCCGTGGACTTTAATGTGTTGAGGTAACTTATGAGTTGTTGCAAATGCTCCTGAACCTGGAGAACGGCAAAACTCGTTTGTCTCAAATCTCTCGTTTAACAATGTAGAGATTTTTCTTTCAAATGCATTTCCTTTTCTACGGCTATTAATTCTCTTTTTTTGTTTGAATTCGCCGTGGGATAGAATGTCTTCAATCTTTTTTCCCATTTAATATAATAGTAACTAAAATGGTAAAATCTGAAAAAATTACTCTGGGGTCTTTGAACCCTAACAATTACAACTTTAAAATTAAATATTCAACACGAAGGATGAAATTATACATTAAACTTACTCAGGAAGAGACTACCGGGTGGAAAAACGTAAAGAACGCTTTGGCTGCTGGTATGTCTGATGACGACCTTGCTAAAATCTTATTTTTCAAAGGCATTTCCGCCACCATGGAAGAGCTGAATGAAAAGATTAGCAACATGCCAGAAGAAGAAAAAGCAAAAATCATGGCTGAATACGAGAAGTCCGAGAAGTCCGATGAGAACGCTAAAGAAACTAACAACGGATAGTGAAGTAAACGAAGCTCTTAAGTCTAAGAGCGAGACAGATATCCTGGTCTTGTACCACTCTCTGTGGGATAAGAGGTGCGCTAAAATCCTGGAAATGGCTGAACAGTGGGCGCAGCAGGAAGGGGACGAAACCCTCTATCTGATTAACAGTTGGGATACTCCTGAATGTTTCTCCAGCTTTTCCATCACTTCAGTGCCGTCGTTACTGACGACAAAGAATGGTAGGGTTAGCGTCCAGGTGGAGTATTCAAATCTGTATCAGTTTTTTCAGTCTGAGACTGAACCCCAAAATCACCCATAATCTTTCGGTACTCGTGTACCTTATCAATATACTTCTTTCTTTTTGTATAGAGAAGCTTTAGATTGTTCAAGATGACGGTAGTAAAATAATTAAAGGCTGAACCTTTTTCAGGAGAAAAGTTCTTTAATGTTTTGAGGACTAAACAAAAACACTCTTGTTTCGCGTCATCAAATTCAATCTTAAATTTAAAAGATAATAATATATTGGTAATAAGCAGGTCGAATAAACGAACAACTTCCTCTTCGTAGGTATCATTATCCTCAAGATAGAGTCTTATAGTTTTTTCAAAATGCTTATTATCAATATAATTTTTCTTTAAGCTTTCCATGTGTCTATAATAGGTTATGATTTCTGATTCTTTACTAAATTCTTTTATGAATGATGAACAATTTCACCGAGAAGAGGTGACAGACGCTAAAATTGTCTTTGTTCATGATTCTTTTCATAGAGAAAATGGAGTAACATATGAGTTCACTGACGAAGAGTTCGGTGTTCTTTCACATCTTTTAGAGCAGACCAAGCTCCCCAACAATTCCTACCAGTTTGTTGCGGCGATTAAATCGTATGGCTTTAGAGAATCAGATGTGGATACTGCCATGCTTACCAAGCACAGGGAGTACTTGTACGAAGACTTAGATGCTATTTCCCCTACCTTGATTATCCCTCTAGGCAATATGGCAATGAAAGCCGTCATAAAGAAGTCCGGGGTTACAAACAAGAGGGGGAAAGAGTTTCCTTTTGTGCAAGAGGGCAAGGAGCCAATCGCTGTGGTTCCAACTCTCCACCCAATGTCTTTGTACCTAGAGCCCAAACTAAGAACTTTGTTTATCCAAGATGTAAACAATGCTTATGATAAGTTTGTACTAGGAAACAATAAGCTTTCTAAGCTTGATTTCGTTCTATGTGATACCGTTGATAGTATTCATGAGCAGTTCGATTTGATTAAGAACGATACCGAGCTTGCAGTTGATATAGAAACGACAGGGCTTGATTATAAGAAGGATAAAGTACAGACCATTGGTATTGCCTCAGACTCTGCTACGTTTATTCTTCCTGTCCATCATAAGGATTCCCCCTTTGTTGGCACGGAATTGAATGAGATGATTTCTAGGCTTAAGGAGGTATGTGCTAATAAAAATCAGGCAAAGATTTTCCATAACTGCAAGTTTGATTTGAAGTTTTTGATGAATCTAGGTATCTCTGATTTTGCCAACATTGAGGATACTCAGATGATGCACTCCTTGATTGACGAGAACTTACCTCATGGCTTGATGGATTTGGTTAAAGAATTTTTCCCCACGGAGCTAGAGACTTACTAATGGGGTTAAGGAAAGATTTGCACCCAGAAGCGGTGAACCAGTGTATTGAAACACTAAAGGCTGCGCTAGAGCACATCTTAAATGTGAGAGACCATACACAAAAAGATGGAGGAACTTGCTCTACATATGCTAACATAATTATTGATTTATCTACTTTAATAAGAGAACTAAAATGCTTACAGTAAACAACGGAAAAGAAACAGATTGGGCAAACATGCCCTTAGACGAGATGGCTTTTGGTAACGCCATGGACTGCAAGTTTACCTTACGTGCGTATAGAGAAATGCGACCTAAGATGAAATCGATGAAGGTTGATAAGGTGTACGACGGTATTCTAAAAGATATTCTCCTAACTATGGCTGAGATGGAGAACAGGGGTATTAAGGTAGATGTGGCTTATTTGGAGGAGCTAGATTCTATTCTCGTTAAAGAGATAGAAACTCTGTCAGCTAAGCTAAATGATTTGTCTCCCGTTAAAGAGTTTAATCCAAACTCAACTTTAGAGTTGGCGGGTGTACTGTTTACGTCTGATGGTTTTGATTTGCAGCCCGAGATATTTTCTAAGGTAAATAAACTACCTTCCATCACTGAAGAGCATCTAGACAAACTTAAAGCAAAGACTACTAACAAAGAAGCTAAAGAGTTTATTGAGACGCTATTAAAATATAAAACTAGAATCAAGCAACACAAAACCTATGTTACTGGTGTTCGCAAATCTGTTGATTGGAATGAGGAGCCGAGGATTTACTCCCAATACAACTTCTCAACTGTGGTAACGGGACGCCTGTCTTGTTCAACTCCTAATGTTAAGGTACGCGAATTAAATAAGAAAAATAAATACGTTAACAAGGAATACAAGAAAGGCGTTTCGTTCCACACCCTGCCACGACCAAGTGCAGATGACCCAGTGAACATCCGAAAACTGATGGTAGCTGAAGACGGAAAAGCCTTTGTCGCTGCGGACTATGCTACGGCGGAACTCCGTGTGCTTGCGCAGTGCTGCCAAGACCCTAACCTAATTAAGGCGTTCACTGAAGGTCAAGACCTGCACAAGTATACAGCCTCCCTTATTTACGGAAAGGCGATTGACGACATCACCAAAGAGGAACGACAGATTGCTAAGTCGGTAAGCTTCCTTATTGTTTACGGCGGCGGACCTAACAAACTTTCACAGCAGGTGGGCAAAGATTTAGGATATTGCAAAGGTATTTTTGCTGATTACTCTCGTGCCTTTCCTAACGTGTTCTCGTGGATTAAGGAAGGCAGAAAGAAGATTATGTCTGATGGGTATGCCACAAGTCTGTTTGGGCGCAGGAGGCACCTTAAAAACGTTAACAGCCCATCCCGTGCTCATCAAGAGAGAGCTCTCCGCCAGGGGATGAACTTTATCATTCAAAGTTCCGCTTCGGACCTCATGCTACATGGAATTGAGCGCGTAAAAAAATATTCAAACCATCTCGGTCTGGACCTAGACCTTCTAGCTTCCGTTCACGACTCGGTTGAAGTACAGTGCGACATTGATGAGATAAAAAAAGTATCAGAGCTGCTCAAATATTGCTTGCAGTCTACTCAAGACCTGCCAGCTCTATATGGTTTTGATTTTGTTGTGCCTTTTGAGGTAGATATCGAAGTTGGTAAATCTTTCGGAGATGGTATCGAGGCAACCTTTACTGAGGAAGGGGTACTTACCAATCACTCAGAACTAATTAATTATGTCCAGAACTAAAAGAGTAGTTCTTCTTACGGATTTACACCTAAGAAGCGATTATATTCCAGGGTACTTACAAACTCAAGTAGACACTCTGACCCGTTTGGTAAACCAAAAACCCACGGACGCGGTTGTTATTAACGGTGATATCTTTCACCGACGCAATCCAAGAGGCAGTGAGCTACTAGCTTTCAGAGAGTTGTTGGAGGGTTTGGAGTGCCAAGACATTTATATAAACAGAGGAAATCACGACACAATATCTAAGAGTGGGTCTACAGAGACTACACTCTCATTGTTTAGTGATATAGCCAAAGTATTCTCCGAGTGCGGCACAGAAAGAATTGCTGGTGTTGATTTTGATTTCATTCCGCACTTTGAGCATGAAAGCGATATTGTAAAAGCGGTTAAAGAATCAAAGAATCATATGTTTGGGCACTTCGGGTACGACGGCTGTCAGTCCCACGGTAACTATAAGTATGATTCCTACCTAAAGCGTAGCCATTTCACAAAAGGAAAGTATTCTTTCCTCGGTCATATCCACCTACCTCAGATACAGGACAATATCCACATCTTAGGTACTCAATATTCAACTAGCTTTGGAGAAGCTAATGCACAGAAGTGGCTAACCTCTCTTTTGATTAGGGATGGAAAGGTAGAGGTACATAGGAAAAAAATTGATTATGGTATCCGACATATTTCATGTGGCTTACATAACATAGACGAGATGAATGCTAAATTTAGGTTTAAGGATTTCTTTACTATCCTGCGCCTTAAATTAGATACGTTAGATTCTTATGTCGAGAACACTATCAAATATGAAATCCTCTCTAAGTATACGCTGGCTCACCTTGAAGTTGTATTTGATGATGTTTTACCAAAGTTAACTTCAAACTACTCAAAGGAAGGTAAGCTTCTAACCATTGATGATGACATCATAAACACATACATTGATGAAAGTGATGTAGTTTTTTCAAAAGAAGAACTACTAGAAGGACTAAATCAAATTCGAACTTATGAAAATTAATAATATCAAAATAGAAAATTTTCTTTCCATTAAGGAAGCCGCCATAAACTTTGAAGATTATTCTAATCTCGTTCAGATTGTAGGGCATAACCACGACTCTAAACCTAAAGGTTCCAACGGAGCTGGCAAGAGCGCGGTAATAGAAGCCATCGTCTTTGCACTTTTCGGAAAGACGTTGCGTAAGACTTCCGAGAAAAATTTAACAAGGTATGATTCGAAAGGGAAATGTAAAGTTACCATAACTGTTAATGATGACGTTATTATTGAGAGAACTAAAAAACCTCCACGGTTGATAGTAACGGCTGGAGGCGAGGATGTAACAAAAGAATCCATACAAAAAACTCAACAACACTTAGAAAGTTTTTTAAACACAAACAGAAATGTGTTTCTTGCTTCTATGGTGTTTGGACAACAAAACTCTACCAACTTTTTAACGGCATCCCCGGAAGAGAAGAGAGAGATAATTCAAAGCTTTCTCAGCGTCAAGGACATTTTTAAACACAGGGGGGCAATCAAGGGATTGAAATCTAATTCTTTTTCGGAGAAGAAGATAGCCACAACGTTACAGGACGAGTGCTTAGGTTCCGTCAAGAAACTTGAAACGGAAATATCCGAGCTAAACAAATTAAAGAAAGCAGCTAAGAAGTATCTTTCTCCTGAAAAAGTATCCTTCGTTACAAAATATTCCATGTCCGAGATAAAAGAGATGGAGGACAAAAGGCACGAGTTGGATAAGGAATGTTCGTACCAAGAGATGAGATTAACGAACCTTCTAAGTGAAAAAGAAAAATTAAAAGCTAAAGTTAAAGAGTCTTCCCCTTCCTGCGACAACTGTGGGTTCGTGGACCCAGAGGATAAGGTGAAAAAGATACTCCTTGGAGATAAAATACATGAGATGTCCGAGGAGATAGCAGAAAAAAGAAAAGAAATAAAAGACTTATCTGCTAAGATAGACGAGACTACAGTCCCTATAACTAGCGCCGATTTTGATATAGTGGAGAAACTTATAAACGTTGAGTCGTCTCTTAAAGTTCTGAGGGCGCAAAAAAGAAAAGCTAGAAAGCTGAGCAAACAACATGCAGACAAAGTTGCTGTTCATCAAAAACAATATGATATCATGAGGTTTTGGGAATATGCTTTTTCAGAAAACGGATTAATCAAGTATGTTATTAGAAACATCTTGGAATTCTTTAACGAACGAGCTAATCATTACCTTGGTGTTGTGAGTTCAGGTAATATAAGTGTGGAGTTTGATGATTCTCTAAAAGATACCTTTTATTCTAACGGCAACGAAATATACTTTGATTCCATGTCTGGGGGAGAAAAGAAAAGATGCTCCTTGGCTGTTACCATGGCACTTAATGACTTGCTAGTGGTGACTGGAAAAGAAAGACCCAATCTAATTTTCTTTGATGAGATAGCAGACTCACTAGACTTCGAAGGGGTGAAAGGGTTGTACGAATTGATTAATTTGATTACTCAAGACAAAAAGTTATTTATTATTACCCATAATGATTATTTGAACTCTTTAATAGAGGACGAAGCTGATACGTTTAAAGTAATAAAACGTAACGGTATCACTAAAATACTACATAATTAGCTTATAAAAATACAATGAATTTGGAACCATACAAAGAGAAGATTCTTGTCCTTCAGCAAAAGGTATTTCATGAAGAGAAGACCGCTGGAGGCATTATTTTGCCCGACGAAGTTAGGGATAAAAAAATTAACGAAGGAGTTATTATGGCTCTTGGGTTTGACGTTAGCGATAATATTAAGCCTGGGGAGTATGTAGTTTTTGATGAGTATTCTGGTGTGAAGATTAATCGGGACGGGCACGAGTACGTCCTCATCACAGAGGACGATATTCAAGCAATAGTTCGCAAGAAGGAGAAAAAGTAATGGCATATGAGATTCCAGAAAATTCTCTTGCGCAAACTATCTTCATGGACAAGTACGCATATCCAGGTGAAAAATCCTGGAGAGAGTGTGCGCGTAGAGTAGCTAAAGCTGCTTCTGACCCTGAGTTCCCTGAGAACCGAGAGAGGTTTGAGCAGAAGTTCTACGAAGCTATTAATAGCGGAGACTTCTGTCCCGGTGGTCGTATTTTGTTTGGCGCAGGGCGTAGTCATCAGAACATGCTCAACTGCTACGTTCTCGACCCTGAGGATTCTGTAGAAAGTATCGGTAAAGTTATCTCCGATATGTATAAGATTTCTTGTGGCGGTGGTGGCATTGGCTTCAACTTCTCTAAGATTCGTCCTAAGGGAGACAATATTCAGAACATTAAAAATTCCGCTCCCGGTTCTATCTCGGTCATGAGAATGATTAATGAGATTGGTCACCATGTCAGAGCAGGAAAGAATCGACGTACAGCGTTGATGGCTATTCTGGATATCACCCACCCAGATTTCCTAGAGTTTTTACATGTAAAACTCGACCGAAATGAACTGACTAATTTCAACGTCTCAGTAGCAATCACTAAGCGGTTTGTTGAGGCGGTTGAAAGAGATGAAGAATGGTACTTCACTTTTGGAGGTAGACAAAATCAGTATTTTGTTTATGAAGTTGAGCGCACATCTGAGTCGGGCAATGATACTGTGGCTGTGGTTGCCAAAAGCGAGGAGGATGCATTAGGCAGAGCCAAGCTACACCACCTTAAACATTACGCGGATACATTTACAGGAGCGAAGAAGAAAGAAATCCGCGCCAGGGAACTCTGGGAGCGTATCGTAGATAACGCTATTGAATCCGGAGAACCTGGAATCTTCAACATTGATTTTGCTAACGAATTTACTAACGTTTCTTATTTTGAGCACATGCCTTCTACTAACCCCTGTGGTGAGGAAGTGCTTCCTGCATATGGCAACTGTTGTCTTGGTCACGTTAATCTGGCTAACATGGTTGACATGGACGGCACTATCGATTGGCGTAGGCTTGCCCGTACGATTCGCACGGGTACTCGGTTCTTGGATAACATTCTCACGGCGAACCATTTCCCAATTCCGGAATGTGAAGAAGGAGGAATGCGTTCCCGTCGAATCGGACTGGGCGTTACCGGACTACACTACTTACTCATCAAAGCGGGTTACAAGTATGGCTCGGAAGATTGCTTGGAGTTCTTGGAACGGTTATTCGCTACAATAAGAAACGAGGCATACAAGGCTTCGATGTATCTTGCAAAAGAGAAAGGTAGCTTTGCTGCATACGACTGGAACAAATTAAAGGATGAAAAGTATTTTAAAACGTTGCCTTCTAGGATTCGCTCAGACATTAAGAAGAATGGTCTCCGAAACGCCATTCTACTTACAGTTGCTCCAACTGGAACTATCAGTATGGTTCTGGGTGTCTCGACTGGTCTCGAACCCATATTTGCCCCTGTCTATAAGCGTCGTTGGAGGACTGGCACTGATGGTGTCTGGAATGAGACGTTTGTGGTTGACCCTCTGTTTAAGCAACTCTATATGCGTGGTCGTGATATCTCACATTGTGTCGGCGCGTATGACGTTACCCCAGAGGAGCACATTAAGGTACAGGCTGTAGTGCAATCATATATTGATTCAGCGGTATCTAAAACGTGCAACCTTCCTGCGGACTTCAAGCCCGAAAATCTGTACGATGACCTGCTGATGTATGCTAATGATATGAAAGGGTTTACTTTTTATCGAGCTGGCTCTAGAGGTAACGAGCCTTTGGAAGCAGTGGACCATACTACCATTAATTTGGATAAACTTATTCAAGAAGGTAAACTGGAAGAGCAGGTTGAAAGTGTAGAAACTTGTGTTGACGGAGTGTGCGAACTATAATGCCAACTTACAATTACTATTGCGAGCAGTGCCTTATGAATCATACTGAACTAAGGTCGTATGATGATAGAGAGGAGCCTTCTGAGTGCCCTGAATGCGGCAAAGGAGGTTGCCCTAGGACTTGGGACGACTCAAAGACTCGTCCCTCCGACAAAGGCGTGGGTCTTCTCATAAAGGGGGGCACTCCAAAGTTTTATCATAACTATGGCGTAGGCAACAAAGAGCATGAAGAGAAATGGCTAGAAGGAGAGATTGAAAACACTAAGCAAGTTCTTAAAGATGCGAACAAGGGAGCTTCACCGTATTCTGAAAGGCAGGTTCCATACGAAGAACTCGCTAAGCAGGGTGTAGTTCGGAAGGTAGACAAGAAAGAAGCCAAGCTGAGGAAGAAGGCATCTGAAAATATGGCAAAAAGAGCAGTAGAAAATTTAAGTGAGAAAGACTATGAATACATGGGGAAAAACAAAAAAGTGGACTGATTACACTTATGTGGGGTATAAAGCAGTGGATTTAGGCGACGTAATTATTTATAACGAATCGGAAAATCAATTTCCTGGGTATCAGACAGCTGGCGCAGCCGCTTTTGATATCGCATCGGATGATTCCGTATTTTTAGACATAGGGGAAACCAAGGTAGTAGGTACGGGGTTGTATTTTGCGCTACAAGAAAACATGGTAGCGGAGATTACCCCTAGAAGCTCTTTGGGGTTGCGAGGAATTACCATTCCAAATTCCCCAGGTATTATTGATTCAGATTACAGAGGAGAAATTAAAGTTCTTCTAACTAATCTAAGCGATACGCCGCATTTTATCAACAAAGGAGACAGGATTGCACAAGTTCTAATTAGACCTGTTGTAAAACCTCCACTAGTAAGTGTTTCTTTTGATGAATTCCAGGACTATAATAATACTGAACGGGGCTCTGGTGGCTTCGGTTCTACTGGAAAATAATGGCGTATCAATTTCAAGAATCAATTCAAAAGGGAATCCTTTACTTGGTAAAATCAGACCAAGATTTCTTAGTTCAATCTATGCCTATGATTAAGGCGGAGTACTTTGAATTCCCCTCTCATCAGAAGATATACACTGTGATTACTAATCACTATGAGGCGTATAAGAATCTCCCTAGCGACGACCAAATCTTAGAAGGTATTAAAGATATTAAGACTTCTAATGAGTTGATGGGGGATTATCGGGATGAGATAGACTCAATCAATTCTCTAGATACTTCCGCAATAGATAACAGCAACTACCTGTTGGATAAGGTTGAGGACTTTGCTAAGTCGGAGGCTATGAAAAGTGCCATTCTGAACTCTATTGAGGTTCTTAAACAACCAAAGCCCAACTTCTCTCAGATTGAATCTGAGCTTCGTAGTGCGCTTTCTATCAATAGGAATGTAGATTTAGGTATCGATTACTTTACGGACATTGATGAGCGCTGGGAGCGTATTACAAGCGAGTCTGTAGCCGCTGAGTTCCGAACTCCCTTTGAGACTATCAACAGAGAGCTTGAAGGAGGTTTGGCTGCTAAAGAAATGGCTATGGTTGTGGCTCCTCCAGGCGTGGGTAAGTCTTTGTTCTTGGCTAACCAAGCGGTGCGAAGCTGTATGGACGGCAAGAATGTTCTTTATGTTTCTCTTGAGATGTCTGAAGATAGAGTTGCACAAAGACTTGATAGCATCTTTACCCGCATTGAACAGAGACAGTTGAAGTCTCGTATTGATGACCTGAAGCAAAGGTTGGATACTGTCTCAACTCAAATCTCTAATAGAGGAAAGCTAATTATTAAAGAGTTCCCTACTAAGCGATGCACAGTATCAAACCTTAGAGCCTTCCTAAACCAATTAAGCAATTACAGCGACTTTGTTCCTGATGTAATCATTATTGATTACTTGGAGTTGATGTCCACCGATGGACAAGCAAAAGAATATCAGGCGCAAGAGAGGTGCGCTCAAGAGCTTAGGGGTCTGGCTACGGAATATAAGTGCTTGGTCTGGACAGCTACTCAAACCAACAGAGAGGGTAAGAAAGTAAATCTTATTACAGATGCAGAGCTTGCCGATTCTTATGGTAAGATTCGTGTTTGTGATTTGGCATTCTCAATCAATCAATCTGAGCAAGAATTCGATGAGAAGAAAGCTCGATTGTATTTGATGAAATCTAGGAACGGCAGAGCTAGATTCTGTGTTAACGTAAAGATTGATTACGACAGGCTTGTAATCTCTGAGGATGCATAATGAAGAAATGGAAGCACCCGGAAGTCCTACACACAGGACATAAAGATTTTAAGATAGTTCAAAAACCTTTAACTAAGGATAGTTTATACGGGTGTGTTGAGTTTCCTAAAGCAACTATAACTGTAGACCCTAACCAGAGCGAGGTTGATTACAAAGGAACTTTACTACATGAGATTATTCATGTTGGTTTGGACTTATGGGGTTTAGGTGATGACGACGAGATGCCTCAAATTGGTAATGAATTTATTACTACCGTAACTTCTAATATGTTGCAGGTATTATGGGGTCAAAATAAAGAACTTTTTACTTTTATATTTAGTAGCGATGAATGATATAACTGAAGCGTATGATAACATCAAAGACTTGTACTTAAAGTTTGCGAAAGATTATCTCTCTGTATCCGACCAAAACATGGATGTTTGCCTACAAAAACATACATCTATCTATGCTTTTTTTGGAGCGGTGCTAGCCCATGCAAAATATGTTTTAAACGACGCGGAAGCAGACTTCGATTATCAAGAAGCTCTTTGCAGAGAAGCAAGAAGAAAAGAACTACAAGAGTCTGGACAAAAAGCAACTGATAGAGCCTTAGACGCTTACTTGAAGACAGTGCCCTCTTTACGAGAGCAGTCTTCTGTTGTAAGAGACGCTCAACATAAATATAACTTAGCTAAAAATCTAGTCTCTTCTTTGGACCATCAAAAAGATATGTTGGTTCAGATGTCCGCTAACAAAAGGGCGGAAATTAAACTACATGAACTTTAATAAACTGAGGTAATAACTAATGGTTAACATTGACGAACTACGTAAAAAATATCAACAAATTAATAATCCTGGTGGAGGAAACCAAGAATTTCTTAAGAAGTTTTTCATGATGGAAGATGGAACTTCTTACGTTAGAGTCCTACCGCCGAACGACCCTGATGGTCAATTCTATTCTGAAACTTCTATCCACAGAATCAACGACAAGAACTATCATTGTCCGCGAGAGAAAGGTGGCAAGTGTCCTGTATGCGATACTTACTACGGTTTGTGGAAGCAGGTTAACGAACTTGGAAAAGAAAACCCAGCAGCTCAACCACTGATTGATACTGCTCGTCAGATTAAGGCTCGCAAGCGTTTTTATATGAACGTTGTTGACCGAAGAGACGAGAGTGTTAAGATTCTATCCGTGGGACAAAAGCTGTTCAGTAAGATTCTAGATTCATTCTTTGATGAAGATTATGGCGACATTACTGATGTTGCTTCTGGTTGGGATTTTAAAATCATCAAGGAACAAATCGGTGGGTTCCCGAACTACGACAAGTCTGCTCCTCGTCCGAAGAGCACTCCAGCAGGTTCGGAAGCTCAAGTTTCAACTTGGATGGATGAGTTGCATGATATTCATGCCCTTATCAAACTTCCTGAATACGATGAGTTGAAGTCTCTTGCTATGGAGATTGAATCTATCACTAGACCTGAACGCCCTGCGCCCACTCACGAAGATTCATCTTCCGATGACGGCGATAGTTTTCTGCAAAACTTAAAGGACGTTAACGTCTAATGGAAAAGGACCGAAAACTACGTATTCTGTGCTGCCCTGCTAACCATGGTGGATGTGCGTACTATAGAATACTCATGCCCATGAAAAAGCTGGCGGAAAAGTGCGGAGACGTAGTCGAGGTTCGCTTTGACGATAATCCTCTGGGGTACGACGATGAAAAAAGGTGTACTCCGGAGGACTTCGAATTCGAAAATATGAAGTGGGCGGATGTTGTCTTTACGCACAACATTCACTCGCGTGGAGGAGCTTACACAGTAAATATTCTAGCTAAAGCAGCTGAGCTTGGTAAGTTCACTCACTACGACACCGATGATTTATTAACAGACCTTTATACAGGGCATCGGTTGTATGATGTGTATAAAGAACAGAAGTTAGATGAGGCATCGAAGGTTCTCTATTGGAATGCGGACCTTGTTAGTGTTACTCAATCTAAGTTTGCAGAAAGAATTAAACCTTTCTGCTCAAAGGCACTCGTCGTAATCAAAAATGCTATTGATTACGACCTACCTTGCTGGAATGTTCCGTGGCAACCCGCTCCACAAAAAAGGATGACCAGAATCGGTTGGGTGGGGGGCATCCACCACGAGGAAGATGTTAAAGAGTTTAGAAGCGTAATCTTAGGGATGAACTCCAAGGTTGGAGCAGAGAACTTACGATGGACGTTCCATGGCAGACCTCCACTGAAAAAAGGAGAAAAAAAAGATTGGCAACAAGACGTTTGGGATGCATATGAGAGACATCTAATGTACGGCGTCCCAATGAAACAAAGAAAAAACATATTCTTTGGTCATGCTATGAACGGAGAACATTACGGAGTGATGTATAGAGATATGGATATTAGTATCGCTCCTCTACAAATGAATAACTTTAACGATTCTAAATCTGATATCAAATTAATGGAGTGTGGTAGGTACGGGGTTCCTCTCGTTGCTAGCGACGTTGGATGCTATGCCGAAACTATTAAAGATGGTGAGACTGGATTCCTCATTCCTGATGGAGCTCCTAAGAGCGAGTGGGTAAAGAAACTTACATTGCTTCACAAAGATAAAAAATTACGTAAGCAAATGGGAGAGAACTTACGACAAATCGTAAATGAGCGATTCAACATTAACAATCATGTAAGAGAGCGGTACCATCTGTACAAGCAACTGATGGGATACAAAGCAGAGGCTATGAAGAAACATGCAGAGCAAAGTAACAGCAATAGTTAAAACAATAGGAAGACCTACGTTACAGAAAGCTATAGACAGTGCGGAGCGTGAGGGCTTTCCTGTCGTCGTTGTCTCTGACGGACACCCTCTGTATGACCAAGAGACTGGTGAGTTAATTGTTGGTGGTGCGGATGCTGCCATTGAATTAAAAAAGAACTGGGGTTGTTACGGAGCGGTAGCTGCTAATGTTGGAGTTGCCTTAACTGAAACAGAGTATGTGGTTTTTGTTGATGACGATGATGAGCTTGCTCCAGGAGCAGGAGATATCATTAGAAATGCTATCAGCAGAGACTCTTCCGTAGATATTTGGGTACAAGGATTGTTGTTTAACAACGGAATGGAAATGTGCCTGGATAAAAGTAAAGGAGTTGTTATGGGTAACGTAGCTGTTCCTATCTATAAGGTTGATGTCTTAACAAAGAACCCATTTTCCACGGAAGTACCTCCCCATGTACAAGACTATGCTGATTTCTTCCATGTGTTATTATGCCATACAAAAGGATTTAGCGTGGATTGGCTGGGCAAGGTAACGTACTTAGTTAGACCTGAATTGGAGGGAACAAATGGAAGAGGAAAGTAAACTTTTTGTTATCAGCCCTGTGCATAATGCAGAGGAATGGATTGGTAAATGTATCGAGTCTACTAAAAAGCAGACTTATAAAAATTTTATGCACGTAATTATTGATGATGCATCTACGGACGATACATTTAAAAATGCTATTGAAGCAGTAGGGGATGATGACCGTTATATTTTAGGTCATGTGCCAAACAAATGTGGAACTCTGCATAGCCATATTCAGGGGGTAGAAAACTCACTATCTAAGCCGAACGATATTATAGTTCACTTGGATGGGGATGATTGGTTCGCACACGAGAACGTATTGCAGACGATTTCGGATAGGTACAAGGAAACAAAGTGCCTAGCGACTTATGGTAACTACAAGTGTTCTGATGGAAAAACTCCCTCAGTATGTAAACCTCTAAGCGAGACCGGTGATAACTTCCGAGAGTGGATAGTTAGAGGCTGGTGTTTCTCACAGGTTAGAACCTTCTACCGATGGATGTGGGATAAAATTAAGATGGGAGATTTCCTAGACTCAAACGGTAAATTGTTTTCTACATGTGCTGATGTTGCTATCTTTACTCCTATGTTAGAAATGGCGGGAAAAGACAGGATTGAGTACATAGAAGATGAATTAATGATATACAATTTACAAACTCCAAACAATGATTTTAAGATACACCTAGCTGACCAAGTTAGATGCGGTAGAGAAATCGCAATGAGGAAACCTTATGAACGAGTACAACAAAAATAGATGGAATATAATTGGGGACACCTTTGCGGGAGACCCATGTGCTACCCACGGCAAAGACTCTTATCATATAGAATGGTTACGTAATGGCACAGCTCCCACCAGCTTCCACGTAGACGAGGGATTGTTTCAACCTGGACCCGACTATGTACAAAAGGAAAATAGATATGGTTGGCTTTTAGAATCGGAAGCTATTATCCCCCAAGTATATGCTCACGCACCGAGTGTCCTAGACAAGTATGATTGTATTTTTACTCATAGTGAAGCATTACTTAAGCTAGACCCAAGGTTCAAGCTCGCTCCTGTCGGTACCCATTGGATTGAAGAACCCCAAATGTTTGAAAAAACTAAAAACGTTTCTATGGTATCGTCTAACAAAGCCATGGTTCTTGGTCATCTTTATAGACTAGCATGGGTAGAGAAATTTAAAAATAAGCTTGATTTTTTTGGTAGAGGTTTTAATCCTATCGAAAAAAAGGAAGAAGCTCTGAGAGATTATAGATTCTCAGTCGCTATAGAAAATTGTGCAATGCCAAACTACTTTACAGAAAAGATAGGTGATTGTTTTGCGACAGGAACAATACCTGTGTATTATGGTTGTCCTAACATTGGGGATTATTTTAACACAGATGGCATTATCATGTTAGACCATAACCTAGACCTATCTTCATTAACGGAAGAACTGTATGAATCAAAGTTAGATGCCGTTAAGGAAAACATGGAACTAATACAAAAGTATGAGATTCCAGAAGATTACATTTACGAAACTTATTTTGCGTGGCAAGACAAATGAAAAATATAATAGCTTATAGTTTGTGGGGAGATAATCCCCTTTATTTAGAAGGCGCGTTTAGAAACGTTGATTTGGTGGAAGAACATTTTCCGGGGTGGAGCATCAGGATTTACCACGACCATACTGTCCCTGCTGAATCTCTAAAAGCTCTAAGCGAACACCCTCTAGTGGAGACTGTCTCTGTAGAATCCATGAATATCAAGTATGGTATGTTTTGGAGATATTGTATCGCAGATGATAAGACCGTAGACAGATTTATAGTTAGAGACCTTGATGATAGATTAAATAAACATGACAAGGCAGCGGTAGACGAGTGGATGAAGACTGATTATCCTTACCATATAATGCGCTGTGTTCCTGTTCACAATTTTTTTGTGATGGGAGGTCTTTGGGGGGCAAAACCTAAGGAACTACCTTTCAACATGGGAGAATCTATTCGCCACTTTGAACTTTCAGCTGACGAGCATGATAAGTATCGAGACCAGAGGTTCCTAGGCGCGTACATGTACCTACCCTACGCCAGAGGCAATTGCTTGGTTCATGGTCTTGATTTTAATTTTAATTCAGGAGAAGTTAGAGAATTCCCCGGCTCCCACCTTCTAGGTGGTGTCTATGAACCCCACATTAAGACTTGGGAGGAAGGAAATGCTTAGTATTGCTGAGTTAATAGATAAACTAATCATTGAGAATATGAAGATATTTTCATTGCGGGAACAGATTCACAAAGAAGACATAACTGATGAAGAGTATGTTGAATGTGAGAACAAAATGAATATCCTCAACGAAAACAGAGGAACTCTTATGGATTTTTTAAATACTAAAGTTGATAAAGTTCTAAGTGGAGAAGAAAAAAACCAAGCACTAAGAAACGTGAAAACTTATGCCAAATCTAAAAAGTAACAACTTTAATAATTTAATCGAAGAACTTATTCATGTATGGGGTTCTTGGATGAAGAATCATTACATCGCTAATGATTCTTCTCTGTCGTTTGCGGAAAGGAGAAAGGGTGGTGAGATTTGTGAAAAACTACAAGAGAAGCGCCAAAAACTCCTTATACAAATAGACGAAACCTTTAACCACTTATGTGAATCAAAATGAATAAAGTTTATATTGCAGGAGCTGGGGGAATGCTGGGTACGGACATGTGCAAAGCTTTTTCTGGCACACATATAGTTAAGGCTTCCGATATAGACCTTAACGAAGAATGGTTGCATTACGCGGACGTTCGGAATAAAGTGCAGATGCGCGAGGACATTGTTCCTTTTAAACCTGATTTAATTATTAACTTAGCTGCCCTAACTGATTTAGAGTATTGTGAGGGGCATCCAAAGGACGCTTTGATGACCAATTATGTTGGCGCAAAAAACCTCATGGAGATTGCAAAAGAGCTGGATATTCCTTACGTTTATATCTCCACAGCGGGAATATTTAAAGGCGACAAAGACCACTACACTGAGCAAGATAAGCCGGAACCTACTAGCGTTTACGGAAAAACTAAGTATGACGGAGAACGCCACGTCTTGCATAATTATCACAAATCCTATGTGTTCCGCGCAGGATGGATGATGGGCGGAGGAAAGAAAGACAAGAAGTTCGTTGGCAAAATCCTAAAACAGCTAGACGCTGGAGCATCTACAATTTATGCAGTAGAGGATAAAGAAGGAACTCCTACTTACACTAAAGATTTTTCCGAGTGTTTGTATAACGCTGTCTTTACCGAACGTCTATCGTATGGTCTTTACAATATGGTGTGTGAGGGTCATGTGAGTAGATTTGATGTAGCTGTCGAGATACTAAACCACTTGGATTTGGACGTTGATGTTGTTCCAGTAGACTCCGAGTTCTTCTCAGCAGATTACTTCGCTCCTAGACCTACATGCGAAGCTTTAGTAAATAACAGATTAAACGTTATGGGCAAGAACATCATGCGTCCGTGGAAAACATGCTTACAGGAATACTTAAATGATAGACGGTGATTTTTTAATATACCATCACTTAGGCTTAGGAGACCATATTACGCTGTCTCCTTTAGTGAGGTTGATTGCACAGCAGTCCAAAACTATGTCTGTCATAACCAAAGAGTGGTATGTGGATAACGTCAAGTTTTTGTTCCGAGATGTAGAAAATATAAATATTATTTCTTGCCGGGGTGACCACGAAGCAGCTTCTATTTTTCACCAATGGCAAGGACCTAAACTAAATCACATGTTCAAACCCGAGATGGAGAGTGATGAAGAAGGAAGATTCTTTGAGGACGGTTGGTACTCTAGCTTTGGTATAGACCCTAAATTTAGGAAAGAGGCGTTCCATGTTCAGCGAGACCATGACAGGGAGAAGGAAGTTTACGATAAGATTGTTAAAGAAGATAATTTTATTTTCGTTCATGATGACCCGTCAAGGGGGTATAACATTGATGTGGAGTATGATGGTCAGATTATACGAAGCCATGATTACCCCGAATACCTTCTTTTTGATTTTTATAAAATACTAGAGGAGGCTAAAGAACGGCACGTTATGTACAGTTCTTTCTTTGCTTTGATGGAGACCACAGACATGCCTTGCTATCTCCACGAGACTACAGTTAACAAAGTTAATGGGATAAAGCCAAATAGAGTTAAGGAATTTGCCTCTAGAAATATAATAGTAGTATGAAACCAACAGCACTGCTAATCCAACCTGGAGCATTCGGAGACCTATTTGTGTGTGCGCCTATCGCTGAGTGGTACGCAAAGCAAGGTTATGAAATTTTTTGGGCGGTTCAAAAAAAGTTTGAGTCCACGCTCAAACGCTTTGATTATGTAACCCCCATCATTTTATCGGAGGATGTTATAGCCCCAGATTGGCTGAGGTCAGATGTGCTGAAGATTTTGCCTATGGTGCATGACTATGATAAAGTTATAAACGTGGCTGATAGAGGTCCACATCCCACCGCTCAATACCCGTGGGAGACCTTTGAAGTGTGTAAGTATAGAGTAGCGGAAGTTCCTATCGAACAAAAAAACAAACTCACTTGGAGCAGAGACAAGGAAAAAGAAGATGCTCTTTACGAAGCTGTTACACGTAATTTACAAGGTAGAGAATACGTTGTCGCTGCTACTCAAAGTTCTCATAACGACTTTACGAATATCCCAGACTCGGAAAAACGGGACGTAATTCATGTAACCGAAATTGAAGGTTACGATATTGTTGATTGGTATAAGGTAATAAAAGAGGCTAAAGCAATTTATTGTGTAGAGAGTTCTGTTCAATGTTTTATAGATGGAGCAATAGACCATTTCCCTCAAGATAAATTCCTACTTAAAAGAAGTAGCATAACAGATAACCGCCCTTATACGCAAGCAAAAAATTGGGATTTATCTCACTTTTAAGAAAATAATAAAACTATAATAAAGTATGAAATTTTTAATTACAGGTATTACCGGGTTCGCAGGACCCCACCTTGCCAACCTCCTTCACAAAGAAGGTCATGAGATTTTTGGACTCGTTCGGTGTTCTAATGGTAGGGAGGCGGACATTTTAGATGTTGTCCCTGATGAAGTATATTCGGACATTAATTTTCTATATTCAGATTTATGCAACTTCGGTACATTAGATAAACTATTTAAAGAGCATAAGTTTGATGGAGTTTTTCATCTAGGAGCTCAATCTCACCCTCCAACAAGTTTTACAGACCCTATTGGAACCTTTGAATCTAATGTAATGGGTACAGTAAATCTAATTAAGGCGATTGAGGACAACCAACCTGATTGTAAGTTAATGTTCTGCTCCACTTCTGAAGTTTATGGAAACGAAGGGAGAGACGGTAGAAAAATTAAAATTGATAATACCTTGCTCCCGGCTAACCCATATGGAGCTTCCAAAGCAGCTATCGACCTTTACATGCAAGAGCGCATGATTAATGGTAAATTAAAAGGTTTCATAACTAGAGCATTCTCTCATACAGGTCCAAGAAGAGGTAAGAATTTTTCTATCTCCTGCGATGCTCACCAAATTGCTAGAATGATGAAAGGGTACCAAGATAAAACTTTATCTGTAGGAAACTTAGAAACTGTTCGGGTTGTTATTGATGTGAGGGATTGTGTGAACGCTTACTACTTGGCAATGATGAACGACGACTGCCTAGGTAAGATTTTTAACGTCTGTGGAGATACCCCCCGAGAGATGGGATTCTACACGGATAAACTAATAGAATTAAGTAAATTAGAAGGCGTTGAAAAATGGATAAACCCTAAGTTCTACAGACCTATTGATATCGATTACCAGCACGGCGATTCTACAGAACTAAAAGAATTAACCGGATGGGAACCCACATATTCTATCGACCAGACTATGCAAGACTTACTAGACTACTGGTTGGAAAAGCTGTAATGGGGGAACTTTACCTACATGATTTAAAACCGTACATGGACAAGTATGGGTGTAACGTCTTTGTTGAAACAGGCACGGGGGTAGGAACCGGAGTGCAACATGCTCTAAGGTATCCTTTTGAAAAGCTATACACGATTGAGATAATGGAGGAGTTGTGGAAGCATTGTAAAAAAGAAATCAAAGACCCTCGTGTGGAGTTTATCAATAACAACTCTCTTGATGGGTTGGAAGGTATTTTAGAAAAGGTTAAAGATGAAGAGAGCGTCTTCTTTTGGTTGGATGCTCACTTCCCTGGCGCAGACTTTCAGTTTAATGATTATGACCATCTAAAAGATGAACCTAAACTACACAAACCTTTGAAGAATGAAGTGCTACTGATTAAAGAAGCTCGACCTAACGCCAAAGATGTATTCATCATTGATGATTTACAAATCTATGAGGATGGTCCTTTTGAGCTGCTGAATCAACCCTTCAAAGATAAGTACGGGGAACTTGGTATTGAGTTTGTTACTGAAAGCTACGGGGAGTCTCATGATATGAAAAGAGACTATAGGCACCAAGGGTTTTTAATACTAACACCAAAAGACCAGGACTAACAAATGCACAGTAACTCTAACTCCGACGCAGGGCAAGATTTTTTTGCCCTGCAAATAAACAAGCACATGTCAGGTGGTGTGTTTGTGGATATAGGCTGTTCTGATTACCAAAGAAAAAATAATACATTGCTTTTAGAGAAGGACTTTGGGTGGACAGGTATAGGAATTGATATGTTTAGTGGGTACAAAAGTGGTTGGGATGCCCATAGACCGGATAGTACTTTTATTGTATCAGACGCAACAACTATTGATTACAAAAAATTATTTGAAAAGCACAACCTGCCTAAGATAATTCAGTACGTTAGTATTGATATTGACCCTACAACGGGGAATATAGATGTGTTGAAGAGTTTGCCTTTTGATGATTATATTTTTAATGCAATAACTTTTGAACATAATCTGTATTTAAAAGACCATCCCAACTCAACAGAAACTCCTCATGTGGAGAGGGTAAAAAACGAAGCCAAAGAGTTTATGGCTTCCCAAGGGTATACATTATACAAAGAAGATGTAGAGTTTCAACCAGGAAAGCCTTTTGAGGATTGGTATATTTATGAAAAATAAAACAGCATTAGTTTTTGGGGCGGGTGGCTTTATCGGCAACCACCTTGTATCTCGTCTAAAGCGAGAAGGTTATTGGGTGCGAGGAGTGGACCTAAAGAAACCAGAGTTCGGAGATACCGAGGCTGACGAGTTCGTGATTGCAGACCTAAGAGACCCTAAAAAGGTACAGACTGTTATGCAGCTAGACCAATCCTTTGGAAAAGGTTTTGATGAACTATATCAACTTGCTGCCGACATGGGAGGTGCCGGGTACATTTTTACGGGAGAGAATGATGCCGATGTAATGCACAACTCAGCCGCAATTAACTTGAATGTAGCCCACTGCGCCTCCTTATTCAAACACCCTCCTAAAATATTCTACTCTTCGTCCGCGTGTATTTATCCGGAAAGGAATCAGGTAGACCCTGATAACCCACTTTGTTCTGAAGACTCTGCATACCCAGCAGACCCCGACTCTGAGTATGGGTGGGAGAAACTTTTCTCTGAGAGAATTTATAAGTCCTTTGCTAGGAACAAAGGGCTTGATGTGAGAATCGCTAGATTTCACAATGTCTTCGGTCCCTTAGGAACTTGGCAAGGAGGTAAAGAAAAGGCTCCAGCCGCCCTGTGTAGAAAGGTAGCTGAGATTGAAGATGGGTTTATTGAAGTTTGGGGTAAGGGAGACCAGACGCGCTCCTTCCTTTACATAGATGAGTGTGTAGAGGCTGTGAGAAGGTTGATGGACTCTGATTGCACAGAGATAATTAACGTCGGGTCTGAAGAAATGATTAGTATTAACAATCTAGCTAATATGATTATCAATCTATCAGGGAAGGATATAGAAATAGATAATGTTCCTGGACCTGAAGGTGTTCGCGGTAGGAACTCAGATAACAGGCTGATTAAGAAGTGTTTGGGGTGGGAACCAAGTCAACCTCTAATTGAAGGCATTAAAAAAACTTACGCTTGGATTAGTGAACAAGTAAATAATGTGGAGGTTAAATAATATGCCCAGAGTACCAAGACGAATAGCTAGACAAAATGTATTAGAACACGGCTTAGCTCCTGAC